TCAGGACCCTTTCAGATTTGCCCCTAGCGAACGGGTTTCGCTTTCGATGGCAACGCGCAGGAGTACCGGGTAAGGAAAGCCTCTTCCTTGCTCTATGCCTTCAAAGGTGCGCTTCGGTATTCCCAGCACCTTGGCCGCGGCTGCGGCAGTGAACCCTTCCTTGGCCCGCCATGCTTTCACGTCTTGCGCAAGTTTCTCATTCTCGTTCACGTCATGCCTTCCGCACGCGCTATTATCGTACTACGTCTGCAGCGTATACGCAACAAGCGTAATTGCTATCTTTTTTCTACGTCCCGTTTGCTTCGTTCCAACAGCTCTTGAAGGCCGCTATCTTTGTCCGGCAACGAGGTGAAAGCAATATCCAGGGCAACACGATCCCAGACAGCGCGGCTGTTGATGCGCTTGGGCTGGGGCATCCGCCCATCGGCGACCATCTCGTCAAAAAGCGTCGATCCGACACCGATGTAACGAGCCGCTTCCTCACGAGATAGCCCTCGTGGGGCATACGAGATTGCGTCACTCTTCATGGACGCTGCCTCGGTCCTGGTAATCCAGGCGTGTTGGTATCGAAGCGCAAAGCCACATCCTAGTTGCCAATTCGTAGCGAGGAGATCGTGTTGGGCTAAAATAACAAGAGCCTCGGTAAGCGGAAGCGGCCTGACTCGTTTGTTCGGCATAAACTGGCAGCAATGTGTCAAGGTGTGATCACGGCAGGAAAGCGAGAAGTGGGACAAGTCGGCGGACGGCTTTGCGGGGGCTGGCGGTGAGAGCCACTACTGGCTCCGATGCCGTGCAAAGGTGAATCGGCATATCCCCGCCGAAATAATCGACCACGAAGCCATGGTGAACAAGGCGGACGTGCTGCCTACGGGGCAAGAACAGTGGAAGCGTAGCCTTGGACGCATTGGCGACAGGCTTGAACCGGCCGGCTCCGCCTGCGGTCAACAGTTCTACAAACAACGCGTTGCCGGCCGCAGCCTCGCGGAATTGCACGGCGAAGACACTATGAAGCTTGTGCATCTCCAATGAATGATTGCTGGAATAGGTTGGTCGCGCTGAAAAGCGATTAAAATTCAATGCCAGAGGCGGAAGGATTGTCCGCCATTGGCGGAGTTCAACGAAACGCACTCTATGAGGACGCAACGGGGTCTGAAAATCGATACTAGTATTCGATTTTGTGTGCGTCGAGATGTTTTTTTGCCTTCACGATTAGCTCTCTCAACTCTGCAATACGGTGGAGTGCTGTGAACGTAACAGAGATGTTTCCCGGAAATATATTGAACATGGTTCGTCCTCGCCCGTCGTTAAATACGATAATCTTCAGGCCGTCGATTTCGAATTCAACTTCATAAAAGGCAAATCTATCTGATTTAATGCTTACGTTGGATAGTTTATCAATCGCAACGAGAAGCTTATCAATGTTGTCGTGCTGTATCGCCGTCGCCGACGATTGAGGGTAATCGCCCATAGTTTCTGCTGCAATTCGAATGAAATAGGCCGCGTGTCTGCGCTCGGGGACAAAAGCTTCGCGCGCTTCTACTTCAATCTTGCCAAGACCTTGCATCGAGCCAATCGACGTATAACTCCGAATTACTATGTCACTGGCTTCGGAGGGCTGAGATTCAGATTCTGCGGGATGCATACCTGCCAAGTTCATTTGAATTTTCTCCCATTGTTTGATGAAGCTATTTCGCTGGTGGTCAATAGCGGAGTTCAGAGGTGAAAGAGCCGAGCTTCCCTGGGCGCAATCGGGTCGTCACCGCTTCGACCGCCGCCAACCGGCCGCCATGGCTTCCGCTTCCAAGCAGAACCATCTTTCGCCTTTGGCTTGGTTGATCACAGTGACGCTGTAATACTTCTGTCCCGGCACGTGATAGATGCGCTCGCCTTCGGCCGAGATGTTGCCTTTGATGTTGCAGCCCGCATTGCCGCTTCCGAGCGCAAAGAGCGGTGCTGATGGTGTTTGCACGTCATCACTAGGTTGCGCTCGCCAATCCCATGGCACTTGAAAGGATCCTACCCACAGGCCAACCTTTGACGCCTTGGCCTTCGCCTGTTGCGCAGCATAGGCACCATTGCTGTATTTCGGCCAATCAAGCGCTTGTCCGTGCTCGACCATCCATGCCGCCACGCTGGCGCCATCAGCTCGCACGCAATCGCCGACAAAGCGTCCATAGCGATCCCATGTAACGAATGCGCACTGGACCGGCTTGGAGGCCGCTAGGAAGCCGTCCAGCGCTTCGGCGGAACGTCGGCCGCAAGGGTATTCGAAACCCTTTGCGTCGTTGCAATACTGCCGGCTCTCGGGTGCGTCGATCCCGTTGAACCGCACACGCTGCCCGTGAACCTCGATCGTGTCGCCATCGATTACAGACGCCACGCCTACAATCTCTACGGGCTTCGGCTTGATCAGGTTTTGCAGATTGATTTCCGGCAACGATCCGCTGTTGTGCATGACGAACTGCGTCACCAAGGCAGAGGTCGCGGCCACCGTCACGAGCACGAGACGAAGCGGCACGCTTGCCCATCGCCTAGCACGTGTGCGTTTCGCACCAGTGCGCCGCCGCCACTGGTGAGAGCGATTGCGCGATCTATCGATAGCGATCACATTGCGCCGCCTGGACGGCTTTCAGCGGATCGCTTGCCGCAGCGAGAGCCGTCCGCCGCCACGTTGTTGTCGGTAGGGCAGTTGCCCGAGTAGCCTCCGCCACCAGATGCCGGCGATCTGTATTGCTGAACCACAGCGACGCTGCGTTGCCCGTCACCCTCAATATGCGTGTTGTTGCTGTTTGGGTTGAACGGGTCGACGGTTTGCAGAAGTGAATTTGTTCTATTTGCATCACCTGACGCGAGCGTCATCGTGTCGTAATTGTTCAAATAGTCGGCAGCACAGCCGGACGTGAGAACCGCAGTCGCTGCGGCAAAATACAAGCGCAAATGCATTGAGGTATCCCCCGACACCGAAGGCATAATGCGCCATTTGCTTTTTGTTGTCGATTCCTTGTTGGGGTGCTTGCGGTTCGCGCTGCACTAAGCAAAGTTGGTCAAGGGTTAGGGTTTTGGGGGAATCATGAAGCGATTTGCTGTGACCGTCGCTGCGTTCGTTTGCCTTGTAGGCTGCGCCACGCCACCGGACAAAATAGCAGGGGTTCCTAATGCTGGTCCTTGCACACAAGCAGATCGAGAGCGGTTGGCGCTTCTGACCAATCAACAGAACAAGGCGGCGACTGGTGACGCCCTTGGTGTGTTCCTGATCGGTGTTCCCATGTCGTCAATGTCGGGCGGCGATCACGAAACCGAAATTGCAGTTCTCAAAGGACGCTGCGGCCCCCCGAAGACCTAGGGCAGAGGCGTAGCGATATCGCAGCAAACATTCAAACCGGCGCGAAACGACGAGTTCGCGAGGAACGGTTGGTGGATTCGGTTAGTCGCTTTGGAAAGCGCTAGAAGTCAACGATCCCAGGGGGAGGGGTCCTCCGCCAATCCCGTTCTTGGCTATTATTCGTTGGAGGTGAATTTCGCTGAAGGATACTCGGCGACGATGTGCTTCTCGACGACGACAGTTATTTTTAGCCTTTTGGCCAGCGGCTACTTTTGCTGCATCAAATGCCTCTTGGGCGGCCTGTATTGTTAAGAAGTCACCGATAAGTGTTGTATTGGGCAGGCGGTACCACTTTTTGGTCCTGCCTCCCCATATTTCGATCTTCCAACCGCGGCTGATCGCCTGATTGATGAATTCGCCATGGGGATCCTGCCTGGTTTGAGGTCATATGAGGCAATAAATGACGGCATCAGTCGTATCCGATCCGCGCAAAAAATAATTGGTTGCGCTGCCGGCCTTAGCAGTCCGGCAGCGCGTACTTTGACTATTTCCTTACTAACACTCAGTAAGCGCCAACAAGTTATCGTTGTACGTCCCGTCGGCATGAGTGCGGACGTATTTGCCATTCGGTCCATTGACCACAAGGACGTTAGCGCGTTTGCCGCCAACCATCGTGTAGAATGTGTTGGTGCCGTCCTCGATCCACTGGATTACCTGAGATCTGGTCCATTTGCCGGTGGAATTGCCGAGGTGCGTAATACCCTCGTGTTTGTTCTCACGTGGAACTTTGTTGATACAAGTAACCTGCACGTCTGTCATTGGAATTGCTCCTTTCGATATTGCGGAGCGATTGAGAATGGTAGCGCTTGAGAGGATGTCTGACCATTTCGTAGCTCCTGCGGCTTGCCAAGTAAGCCTCAGGACGCTAGCTACCGACCTGCCAAGGAGCGGACTCGCGGTCTTTGTTCGTCCACTCGGCACCACACGACCGTGAGTACGCAACAGACAGAGGCAGACAGCGAATCACATGCCGTCTGCCTCTTTTCTATGCAAACTCTGTCTTCCAGTAAACGGACAGTAACGTCTTGTTTTAAATAATGGTCGCTGCCGATAAATCAGTAAGTCTGACTTATCGCTCCCTTTTTTCCTTGAGGAAAACATCCCGATGACTGCCCAACCTGCCGCCGAGCCGGAACGTCGCCGCATGCCTTCGGGGGCGCATATGGCGACTGACTTAGAGGGCTAATAGTTAGCCTTGAAGCTTCCACGGCCAAGTTCGAACGCGCGCTTACAAAGGCCAATTCCACGGCCAAATAGCAGCTTGCGGACATCCAAAAGCAGTTCAAGGAGACAAACAAGAAGCTCAGCGATGGGCTTAAGTTTGGCGGCTTTTCGGTAGCCGGACCTGACAGCCTCGAGACGGGCGCGGCAGGTTTTGCCGGGGCCTTTGCCGTCGACAAGATCAAGGACTATGCCGACGCGTGGACGACGGCTGGCAAGATTGCCGCGCCCGCTGTGGTTAGCGGCGTTCAGCAAGATCGCTCGACCAGCTAAATCAGATCGCAACAGACACGCGCTCCGGTCTTACGCAGACGGTCGACCTGTACGCCAAGCTTCTGCGAGGTTGCTATTGCAACCGAGGTCGTCAACAAGGCATTCAAGGCTGGTGGCGTCGAAGCGAGCGAGCAGGCGGCGGGCATTCTTCAGCTTAGCCAGGCGCCATCGAGCGGCATGGGCTTGGTGAACCACCCGCTACCCTCCGGGTCTACCACTTAGTCCTCAGTTCCGGCGTCTTCCGACATCAGCATGGGTTTTGGGAGCTGGGAGATTCGCCTCGGCGCTTGGTGAACCGTGGATGTTGGGCTCAAAGTGAATTCTCGCGACGGTGTGTGGACGGCGGATTCGCCTCGTCTCCCGATTGGGATCACGCGCTGGTTTTTGCTCTCGAGCTCGTCCAGATAATCGGCCCACCATTGCATCATCTTGATGCGCTCTTCCCAGTGCTCTGCCCGGGCGTAGGCGCGACGAACGTCGTTGTTCTCAATATGGGCCAGCTGCCGCTCTATGGCGTCGGGATGCCATTTTCCGCATTCGTTTAGCAGAGTTGATGCCGTTGCTCGAAAACCGTGTGCGGTAGCTTCTTCCTTGCCATACCCCATACGGCGAAGGGCAGCGTTAAGCGTGTTGTCGGAAATCGGACGCGAGCCCGATCGAACGCTAGGAAACAACAGCGCTTCACCACCAGAGATTTCTCTAAGTGAGGTCAGGACCCCGACAGCCTGCCTGGAGAGAGGTACGCGGTGGGGCCGCCTCATCTTCATGCGCCCTTCAGGGATGCTCCACACCGAGCTTTCGAAATCGAACTCGTCCCATCCGGCCGCGCGGAGCTCGCCGGGGCGGGGAAACAGCAGGGCCATCAGCTTCAGGGCGGCTCGGGTTGTAGGCTGTCCGTCAAATGCATTGATCGCCCTCAACAAGCCTCCTAGGGCCCTAGGATCGGTCACCGCGGCACGCGGCGTCACCGTCGGACCGATAAGTGCGCCCCTCAGGGCGATCGTAGGATCTACATTGGCGCGTGCGGTTGCGATTGCATATCGAAACACGCTGCCGATGGTGGAGCGCAGTCGCCTGGCCGACTCGTATCGACCGCGAACTTCCACGGTGCGGAGAGCGGCAAGAATTGTGGCCGGATCGATCTCCCGAACGCTTTTGTCCCCAAACGTTGGATAGGCAAAATCGAGCAACCATTTGACCTTGGTGATGGTCCGGTCGGCACGTCCCTCCTTCTTCAGCTTGTCGACATAGTCCTCCGCGATTAACCGAAAGGTGTCCTCTGCCGAAGCCTTTTGCAACTTACGCTCTTGTGCGGAGTCGATGCCACGTAGGAGGAGACGTTTGGCGGTATCGCGCGCCTCGCGTGCCTCAGCGAGGGAGACGAGCGGATAGCTGCCCAACGCCAGAAGCTTCTGCTTGCCGCCAAAACGATAGGCGAGGCGCCATAGGCGAGATCCAGTAGGCTGCACCCAAAGCTGGAGCCCGCCACCGTCAGTCAATTTCACGAGCTTGGAAGCGGGTCGGGCATTTCGGCATTTCACGTCGGAAAGGGCCATTTTCGAGACCTCCATTTGACTGCATCGATACCATCAGGATCTCCAATACCAGCGAAAATACCAGCCCTCCGCCTCGTTGGACCAACTACGCCCAAATTCCACGAAACCCGACTAACCGCGCCTTGTGTGCCAAAATCTCCAAGGATTTCAGGCAGTTGCCGAGACAAAAGCGTATATGCTTCGGCAAAAGAGACTGTCGGGAGAAGAGGGGATGGTGCCCAGAGGCGGGGCACCTGAAATGCACAAAATCAATACGTTACGGATTTTCTGGACAGTCGGGCGTTCCGCATAATCATTGAGCTTTTCGCGAAAGTGTCCAGACCACTATTCAGGGCGAGCCCTTATCGACTTCTCGCGCAGCAGCTGCCGCTCTCGTGGCCATTCGGAATGTTGAGCGGTCAAAGGATGGCAGGTCAGTCCGATGCGCTTGTCTGGCCTTCCTGCTTCCCTGCATCGCGGGCAATAGAAGAATCGGCCGATGTCCTGCACCAGGCACGAATGCTCGAAGCCTATGCGATGCCCGAGCGCTACCATGTTGAGCCTGGCGGTGTGGTGGCAGCCATTGTTCAGGCAGTGGATCTCGTGCTCCTCGCCCATGGCGAGCGACTTGCCGATCGTGTCGATCGCGAGCGGGTAGGAGATCTCGGGCAGCTTGAACATCGAACCGAGATAGGATCGGTGTCCTACGGCGTCAATCCTGCACTTGGAAGTCCTGCACCGAGGCATGACGCAGTTTCGGCTCGCCGCGCAGGTGGCGGACCCGGGCCTTGATACCTGGCTTCACCCATTCGACGCCGCCATCGGCCGCCGCGGTGGGGATACCGGCCGGCTGAGCGGTGCGATCGCGCTCTATCCGCTGCCATAGCCGCTCCTTGATGGCGCGAGTGGTCGCGATCACGGCCTTGCCGACATACTTGCCGTCCCGGGCGAACAGACCCTCGGTCTGCTTGCCGGACTGGCGTTTCACACCGATGAGGTCGAGGTCGTCGACATCCCAGCACTTGGTTTTTACCCAGGCATCGGATTCGCCGCTGCGGTAGGGGCTCCCCCGGCGCTTCGACACCATGCCTTCGAGGTTCATCTCGTCGACCGCGGCGAGGAATTCGGCGCCGCCGCCTTCGACATGCTGGCTGTACTGGATGATGCCGTCGGCCGGCTTGACGAGATCCCAGAGGACCGCCTTGCGCTCGATCGCCGGCAACCCGCGCAGGTCCTGGCCGTCCTTGTGCAGGATGTCGAAGGCGACGAAGGCGAGCAATTCGGCATTCCAGGTCATGCGGGAATGCATCTGATGGAAGTTCGGCCGGCCATCTGGCTCGGGCGCTATCATCTCGCCATCGATTATGAAGGAATTCGCCGGCAGCTTTTCCGCGGCGTTGACGACAGGCCAGAATCGCTTCGACCAATCATGCCCGTTCTTTGTGAAGGTCCGGGCGCCGGCCCAGTCGAGGATGAGCTGGACGCGAAACCCGTCATATTTGATTTCATGCAGCCAATCATCGCTGACCGGCGGTTCCAGCACCAGGCGTGGCTCCTGCGGCTTGATGAACTTCAGCCGGTCAGCACTCATGCACGCGTACTCCGAGACAGCGATTCAATCAGTTTTCGCTAAAATAGTTCCAAAAACGCAAAAAAGGCCCGCCGGCGCGAAGCCAGCGGGCCTATAGGTAGGGAATCGTCTCGCTGCGGGGAAACGCAGCAGGCAACGCCCGTAGAGTGGGCTCCGCGGTGTGACCTGCCGATTAACCGGAACGGTCCAGTTTTAATGATCCCTCCGAGGGCTGTGGATAACCTTCGGCGCGGTCAGCCAGCCGATCGAGACCGCCGTGGTTTTGCGACAGGCTGCGCCTCCAGCATCGAACCGACGATATTGTCCATCCGCTGGTTCATCAGATCCTGGCGTTCGCTGAGACCCTTGATGCCGGTCATGATCTCATCGCGTGTTTCGCGCATCCCCTGTTTGGTGATGTAGGTCTCGGCGACGTGCAGTTTGTGCTCGGCGAGCTGGACCTGCGTTAGGCTAGCGATCGCTGCTGCAGCGTTGACCTGACCGCTGGCCTCCTGCTTCGCGGCCGTCACTGCCGTCGCCATTTCGGCCTTCGCGGCGGCGATGGCGCGTTCGATCCGCCACCAGGCACCGAATAGGGCGCCACAGATAAACAGGATGAACACGACGTTGCCGGTCGTGATCGGATCCGCTGATGTCATGCACTTGCCCCTTTTGAGATGCCGTTGTCATGGCGTTGCCTGCCCCGCGAGCCCTGCGGCGACGTTGTCGTAGTTTGCGGCGCAGCGATCCGTCCTGGCATTGGCCCGGTTGGTGACCTTGCGTTCCGCCTTGAGCACCACGATCGCCTCAGCGCCGACGGGATCGGGCGCGTGGGCTTCGTGAGTTCGACAGTCATCAGGCAGCGGCGGCAGGTGGACGCCGGCTTCGATCTTGCCTTTGTCGACCGAGGCGGCGTGCAGCCACTTCTCAAGGCTGGCGCACGAAGTCACGGTCAGACTGATTGAGGCGATAAGAGCGGCCCTGAGCAGCGATCTGGGCTTCATATTCGGCGTTCCTTCTGGCGGTCTCTTCGTCTTCGGCGCGGTTTTTTGCCTGTGCTTCAGCGAGCATCTCGGCGTACAGAGCGGCCGCCTTGCGGCCCGCGGCGAGCTGGCGTTCGATCTCGGCGTTCTTGGCCTCGGCGGCATCGAGCCTGGCCTGACTGACGAAGCCGACAAGCGCGGCCTCCCGCTCGCGATCGACGCGGCCGTCGACCAGCCCTGCCACCATGGGGCCAACCCATGGGATGTCGCGAACCGGGCCGATCGGGACACCTTCATAGAAAAGGACGATGCCGCCGGCGACGACGAGCGGCAGGCCGAAACGTGAGGTCGCGAAGTCGGCGATGGGGCCGACATAGGGGATTGCGGAAAGCATGCTCATTTCAGCACCCAGATCAGCAGCGCGGCCGCCGCGATGATGGCGTACGGCGCAGCGCGGCGGATGGCTTGGCTGATCCGATCGGCAATGTAACCAGAAAGCCCGTCCATCAGTTCAGCCCCGAAACGCAAAGCTCGGCCTCCCCGAGGCGCTGCGCGTCGCCCATCTCGCGGCGCTTCACCAGCCCGGGCAGAACAGCGCCGCCGGCCTTGTTCCATGCGGTCTGAGCCTCGCAGGCCTGTCGATATTGATGTGCGGTGACAAATCTGGCGGTGCGCGACTTCTTCTGGCCGGGCGCACCGAAATTGTAGGCACCGGAAATCATCGACGCCTGCACCGAGTCAGGCGCGATGACATAGTCCTTCACGCCATCGACTAGCGGCAGGTAGAAATCGTTGATAACGCGGCGGACGAGCTTTTCCTTGCACTCCGGCAGCGTGGCGCGCATGCCCTGGTAGACGCCAAGCGTCTCGCCATAGCAGATCGTCCAGACGCCGACCGAATCGCGATAGGCGACCAGCCGCAGGCCCTCCCAGGGGATGATCAGCCTGTCGATCGCCAGTTGCACCGCCGGCGGCGTGATGCCTTCGTCGATCGCCTGGTGGATGGCGGCCGGCGTGATGGTCGGATGGGTCGAGATCCACGCACCCCAGGCGCCGGAAATGGCGGCGACCATGACGGCAACGATGGCTGCCCGGCCGCGCGCCGTTGCCCTAATCTTATTGATCGGCATCGGGGTCTCCTGAGATATTCTTCTGGCGAGTGACGCGCAGCAGCGGCACGATGGCCGCCGCTATTCCCGCTGCGGCCGTCAGCACTCCGTTGAGGATGATGAGTTGCCGCGACGGGTTCGGCTGCGAGATGGTGTAGAAATAGACGCTTGTCGCCGCCCCGCTGAGGATGGCGGCCAGCACGCCGGCCCAGACGGCCCAGCTCCGCAACAGGACAGACTTCCAGTTGTCGACGAGACGCATGGTCGTTCCTTTCCATGATCGGGAGTTGGGATTAGCGCCCGCTAAATAACGGGATATATCTGGGACTTAGGCACGGGCATTGGACGCATCACGACTACGCCCTATGGTTAAGCCGCCGATTTGTTGTGATTTCGCAGAGGCTTAGCTGTAGAGACCAAGCAATACGAAGCAACCAAGAGTTAATTGTTTGTTAAGCGACAGTTGACTTGTCCCGGTTTTCCGGAAGAGATTGCTTTCGGGACGGGGGGATGAGCACCTATAGGGGCACCTCTGTCCGGGAAAATGGGTAAACAGGGGTTCCAAATGACAAAGATTCTCAAGCAGTTTCGCGACGACGAATCCGGCGCCGCGATGGTTGAATACTCGATCCTCGTCGGCATCATTGCCGGCGCGGCGATCCTGGCGATCCTCGCCATCGGCGGCTGGGTGACCGGACGCTTCACCGGCCTCTGCGGCAAGCTCGATGGCAAGGCTGGCGGCACCTGCGTTGCTGCGACGGGCGCCGGCACTTGACATAAAAGTTCGCACGCCCCCGTCATTGAACCCGATGGGACGTGTAGCAGGAGGGTCGGCGTTCGTCGCGCCGGCCCTCTTTCTTGTTTGATTAGGATCTCGGGAAGGCGGCCGTTGGAACGGTGATTGAGCCGTCCGTATCGTAGCGGCAGGCACCTTTGGTGATGCGGATCTCGTCCATCCATCCGTCAAGATTCGCAGTCGCGAAATTGCGCCCGATGTCGAATGTACCTGTCGAATTGAATATCGCGCTGTTGGCCGGCGTCGCACTGTCGTCGAGCGTGCCGTTGCGCCAAATGCGGATCTTGCCGGACGCGTTCTTAGACACGGCGATGAAATGCCATGTGTCAATGGCAAGGTTTGCGGTGCCTGTTCCAATGGTTGTCGGGGACGATCCATCGCTTGTGTATCGAAACTGGACCGACCCGTTCCCGCCTGACCATGTGGAATTTATATCCCACGACCAATTTCCAGATGATGGTGCCTGCCCCATGACGCGCTGGTTGCCGACGTTCCCGTGAGGCCTAATCCAGAATTCGATGGTGAACAGATCAGAGTTGGCGTCCGACAAATCCCAGTCGGCGCTATCGGGGATTGTAAGATAATCGCCAGTACCGTCAAAGAGGCAGGATGAACTGCCAAACTTGAACTGCGCCGTGTCGATCTGCGCATTGCCGTTGAAGGTCACAGCATGAGGTGACGGTGCCTCGTCGGTGGTGGTCGTGGAGCCGTCGGTGCCCTCGAAGCCGAGCAGCAGTTTGACATTGGCGAAAAAGGGATCAGAGCCGCCACCTGCCGCGCGCCTGTTCCCGAAGCCTATAAGATTGTTGACCTTAAGCATCGTTGGCGGCGCTCAGCGTAAAGAGCAATTTGCACCCATGCAGGCGAGCATCGATTGCCATGGTGTCGGAGCCGTTGGCGGGGTCGCGGTGGATTCTGAATTGAACCAAGTCGCTAGTCGCAGGCGTGCCCGCAATCGTGATCGCGCTGCTTTCGGAACTCACATAAAGGTCGTTTGTAGTTCCACCCGTATCGGTGACCACGCCAGCTGTCCCAAATGCCACGTCGAGCGTGTCGTCATCGGAAACAGCCACAGCGTCCAGACCCCACGCCACGCCAAAGTTAGTCGTTGTGGCGGCATGCGACCAATAAGCAACGAAGGTTACTGTGCCGTTGTCCCACCCCTTGGGCATGGCGATGTCGAACTGCGCAAATTCCTGCGTTGAAGTATCGAAATCGAGGGTCGACACCATGTTCTTGTTAGTCGACATTTCGGCCGTGCCGGACGCTGCGCCATTGGTCGTGCGCGCTGTCATCGCGGTTGCCGGAACCCAAACAGTGTGCTTGCCAATGGCCTGGTAGGCGGTGGCAATCTGCACGTCATCGGTATTGACGGTAATGCCGGTTCCCGCGCCTACTGCAAACGTCCGGTTGGCGGCCAATGTGCCGCCGCCAGTCAAACCGGCACCAGCAATCATGTCCGTGCTAGTCGACGCGCCGGAACCTGACGGAACCGCCCATGTGCCGTCAGCTTTCAGGTACTTTTGCGCAGCAGCATCGCCAGAGGCGGGTGCGGGGGCAAGCCCCTTAGTTCCGCCAGAACCACTATCGCCAACCATAGCGTTTAGAATTGCCGTGGCTTGCGTGGCTGTAAGGTCTTCCGGGTCACCCGTGCCGGCGGTGGTGCGCCCCTTAATGGTAGCGGTCGCCATATTGGCGGCCTTGGCGTTGGTGACAACATCGTTGTCGATCGTCCAGACCGTGCCGGTGCTCGATACGGTGATATCGCCCTTGTCGCCATCGCTGACGCTGCCGACGACGAGTTGGCTAAACGCTATTGCCGCGGTGTTGAGCGTGCCGCCTGCGTTCGACGTGCATAGCCAGAGCGTGTCTGCACCAGCGGTGCCTTCCTCGACCGCGATCAGCGTGCCGGGATGTTCGTCATAGGTGTCGAACTCGGAGGAACGCGCCGGAGAGACGCCAACGACATAGATACCGTTTTCTGCCGGTGCCGACTGATCCTTGACCAGAACTAGGTCGCCGGTGGCAAGCGTGACGCCATCAAGGCTGTCGCCGTTGTTCAGCGCCGTCGAGATGGTGATGTTGGCGGTGCTGGCGACGCGGACACGGCCGCGCTTGCCGAGGTTGATGGCGAGACCATCGATGTAGGTTCTTGTCGCCTTCTCGGTGGCGAGATTGGCGTCGGAATTGGCGGCGAAGGTACCATCGGTCGAGATCGCGACACCGCTGTCCTGGACAACCTTGCCGCTGGTGCCGCTGAACGTCGCGATGTTGCCGCTGACCGAGCTGCCTGGTCCGGTGACGTCACCGACGCCCCCGCTCGATGAGACCAGCACCCAGGTGCCGCCGACGTCATAGTAGTAGAAAGCATCCTCGTCGGCGGCATAGGCCTGCATGCCGGCCAGCGGCGGAAGAAACAGCCAGGCAGCGTTGTAATAGACCGCGATCGCCTCGTTGTGTCCGGTGAAGGCGCCGCTGCCTGCGGTGCCGACCACATAGATGTCACCCTCGGCCGGAGATCCTGGCGGTGCGTTGTCAAGGACTGAGACGGCGCCGAACAGGCAAGCTCCGGCCTCCAGCTTGGCGATCGCCTCGTTGATGGTGACGGAACGATCGACCTGGCTCGCGCCGATCTCGGTGATGCCGAGCCGATTGGAAACCGTCATGCCGCTTCTCGCAGTTCGATGCCGTCGCCATAGATCGCGGAGACCTGGGCGACGCCAAATTCAAGGGATGTCTGTGGTGAGCCGAAATCGGAGGTCTGATCGGCGGCGGTGTATGTGTAGGCGCCGGTGGTGGCATCGTAGCTGTTCACCAGGACGCCCATGCCGTCATAGATGTTCACGACATAAGCTTCCGTGGTTTCGCTCATCGGCGGATCTTCGGGCCCGCTTTCCGGCCATGCTTGGCCGATGCGGTCACGACGGCGCCAGGTCAGGATCCAGTCGCCGGTTCCGGCGTCGAGCACGGCGCTGGCCAGTTGCGGCGACCAGGGCCGCAGACCTTTGCCGTAGTTGGTGAAGGTGACGGCGCCGGTGGAATCGAACACGGTCGAGGTTGGCACCGCGACGTAGACGCGTGACAGCGTGCGATCGCCTTCGAGGCTTCTCGTCATCGCCTGATCGTCGAGGTGATAGACCGTGGCACCAGCGGTATGCCCAACCATCGCGAACTCGGTGCCCTTCAGGCCTCTAAGCAGGGTCGACAGCGTCCAGGTGCCATTCATGTTGTCGACCACGGAGGCTGCCCGGATGTACTCCCAGTCGCCGAGGCTGGCGTTGAACACGGCGAAGCCATTGGTGGTCTCGCTGCCGAGGAGAACTTCCTCGCTGACGCTGTCCGGCGCGGTGCCAATCGGCACCGCGATATTGAACACCGTCGCGCGATCCCATGCACCGGGATGCGGCCGGTCCGGTAGTGCATCGAGCGCGATGCCGCGAATCATGCCGTTTTCGAAGCCGGCCCATGGCGCATAGGTGGTGCCGCCATCCTCTGAGCGATAGATCGAGGCGGACCGGAACGATCCATCCGAGATGACGGCAACACCGGCGTAGAAGCCATCATTGTCGTCGGCGCTGCGCAGCAGGTGGCCATCGATTAGCACCGGCGTCGCATCGGCGGGGCCAAGCAGACTGTCAATGATATAGGGTGTCGGCTGCCCGACGGCTTCCGAGCTGAAACTGTCACCGCGCTTGCGGAACTCCACCTCGATGACGGTGTCACCCGACATCTTGGTCAGCACCGCCTTGGCGGTCCGTTCCTCATCGAGCGGCAAGGTGACGACGAGACCAGGATGAAGATCCATGTGCTTGGGCGGAAGCGTCGTCTTGTAGATGGTGGCGGCATCGGTCAGCGAATTGTACATGACGTCGGCCACCTTGGCGGCGTCGTCGTCAGTCAGTACCTGAGCGGTGGAAAACTCCAGCGTGCGCTTGCGCCGCACCTTGATCGGCGCCCCGGTCTCGTCGGCCTGCGATGGCTCATCGCTGAATTTCTGATCCTCATCGGTGGTGCCCGCCTGGGCGCCGATGCGATACACGGCGTCGTAGCTCGGATAGGTGATGATCACCTGCTCCGGCATATCCAGTGCTGAAGGGTATTCCTCGATGATCGAGATCGGATCTGGTTCCGCATTTAGAGCGACCCCGACCTCATCAATCGACAGCGTCCGGAAAGAAGCGGTCTCGCGCGGGAAGAAGGTCTGCACGCCGTCGATCTGGGCGAAATCGATGAAATTGACCCTGGTGATGTCCTCGATGACGCCGCGCGGCGGTGTCCCTGCACGATCGCCATAGCCGTACATCATCGCCGTGACGGCAGAGACATCGGCGGTGACCCCGGCAAATCTGCATTCCGCTGCGATTGCGTCGGCGACAGGGATCGGTTCGATGGCGGCGCGCGGCAGATACCAGAGGCGCAACGTGATGCCAGCGAGACCGTCAGCAACGAACATGACCTGCCAGCGTTCATTGAAGCCGGCATAGTAATAGTCGGTAGCCGTTTTGTTGTCCCATGCCGTGGTGCTGGCGACGATGTGCTGGGCTTCGGAAAGATCGGAGACGCGGTAGATGAAGACGTCATTCTTGCCGCTGTCCGACTGTTGCTTTATCGCGATCTGGTCTGAGCTGACCTTCATGCGTTTCGACAGCATCGGATCGGAGTACGAAAGACTCAGGCTATTCACCTTCGAGCGCAGCAGCGATACCAGATCGGGCGTGTAGACGTAGACGCTGCCGTTGAAGTCTTCGATAATGACGGAATCACTTTCTTCATCGTAGAAGCATGCTCGCGCATTGGCAGAGAGCGCTGACAAAGTGACAGTAGAAAGCACCGGCGCGGCGGTGTCCCAATCGATCACCGTTATAATTTTGGAGCCGCCGGTAAATACCCAGTCGTCAACCGCGTAGAGGCGAGAAGGTGAGGCACTCAGCGTCCTGGTCGAGCGGGCGCCGGCAAGCGGCTGTTGCCAGACCGCGGAATAGCCCAGGCCTGCGTTCGACAGGCAGCTGATAGTATTGAATGCCTGGTTGTAGACGAACAGATAGTTGACGCCACCGAAGCTGATGTCGTCCATGCAGCAATTGGTATCTGGAGATGATGGCCCGACCCCAGCGATGTCAGCCTCAAAGGCGCCTGTCGCGGCATCGAATATGCGGACACCCGAGAAATTGAGATAACTCACCACCACCTTGTTGAGGTCGGTGATGTGAACGCAAAACGCGTCGTGCGGCAGCGTGTTGGTGGCGATGGGTGTCGCCGCCGGTAGCTTTTCGATGTAGAGCGTGGTGCCCGCCGCGTTCGCGTAGTATTCGCCTGAGCAGTCCGTGTTCCATGGATTGTTGCCAGCACCTGTCGGCGTCACGCTCGCCGTCGCCATATTCTGCGACTTCGTGATCTCGGCCTCGATGTTCGGCACACGGATGCCGAACTCATCAAGCGGCAGGTTCTTGATGACTGCGTAGACGATGCCGGGCCATGCCGGCACCTGGCCGGCGCCACGGTCGGCCTCGATATCGGGATCGGGCTCCTGCGTGTCGGTGCCGAGATAGAGAGTGATCGAAGCACCCTTGGCGACACCGATACCCTTGCCTCCATGGGCGATCGCATCCTGCAGCGCCTCGAATGAGACGTTGAAGATCAGCTTGTCATCGGCCCAGATGCGGGTGATGCCGCTGGCCGGACCATTCCACGCAAGGGCGACGGCGAAGGTAGCGGTATAGCTGTACGTGGTGACCTCGGGGCCAAGCGCTTTGCCCTGCCGTTCCTTCTTGACGTGCTCGTCGACCTTGTCGCCCTTGAGCCAGATCACAGCGCCGGCGGTTCGGATGGCGCCGTGCCAGCGGGTGAGCTGCTCGCCGTACCGCGAGGTCTGCGCCTTGAGGCTTTCCGCCCGTGGCCCCTTGATCTTCTGCGGGAAGAAATAGGCGATCGCCAGGTTGATGCCGACGCCGACTGCGGTCGACACGATCGAGCCGAGCAGGCCGCCGCCCACCGCGGCGCCGGCGAGTGGAGCTATGAAGGCCATTTGGGCCTCCACAGCATCAGCGGCGGGAAGTGCAGCCCGATCTCGACGACCTTGGAGCCGGGACCAAGTGCCTGGATGACCCGCTTCGGCCGCAGTTCGTCGACCTCGGTGACGATCGCCATGTGCAGCGTCTGTGTCGTCTTGAACAGCACGATGTCGCCGATCTCTGGGGCGCCGACACGGTCGCAGAACTGCTCGAGGTATCGGCGCGCCTGCCGATAGTCCTGCAGCCGGCCGTAATCGGCCGCCAGCGGGGCGTCGATGCCCGTGGCGCGCATCGCCAGCACGATGAGACCGACGCAGTCGACACCACGCTCCGTGCGGCCCTGGTGAACCCAGGAGACGTCAAGGAAGCCGCGAGCGGCGGCGACGAATTCGGCAGCGCTCATCGAATTTCGGTTTTCACCGGGGCCGTGTTGTCGGCGATCGTGCGCAGGCAGAGCAGCGCTTCGACCAGCAGACTGAAAGCGATCGCCTTTGCCTTTGCTTCATCCTGGCCCTCGATGCATTCCGTGAGCTCGCTGGCGGCTTGCAAGATTTCGTTGCGTGTCATGGGTCAGCCCTTCGGTGCGGTCGCGGTGACGTTTTCACCGGCGAGGAAATCGAAGCCGCGGTAGCGCAGCGTGCCGGTCCGCGAGTTGTTCTTGTTGTCGTGCTTGGTGATGCAGTCCTCGACGCGCCGGTGCCGGCAACCGACGAGCGCTTCGAAGGTGTCGCCGATGGCGATATCGTCATAGGCTCCGAGATGCAGGATCAGCGTTCCAGTGCCATTATCGGAGCGGACTCGGCGGGTATCGCCGGCGTTGTCGCCGGTCAGGAAGGTGATGAAGCCTTCGCCGAAATAGTCGGCCACCACCGAGATGCCCGTAGAGGTGAACGTCCTGCGATCGGTGACCGCGCTGACGGTCCCGATGATCCGGCGGGCTCGAACTGCTTTCCATGTCACGGTGCCGTCAACCACGGTGTTGCCGAGAACTGTCGGCCAAACCGGCTCGGTGAGACCGCTGGTGCCGGCGACGGTCGCTCTAAACCAAAGGATACCGGCGCTGCCGGTCAGCCGTTTTACGATGCCACGCAGCGCGTAATCGGTCTCCGCCGCCCAGGCATTGGTGCGCGTCGGGATCCCGCAATCGAGGTCGCCGTAGTTGTTCGGGCAATTCGCGCCCAGCGTAAGCCCGACCGGCTGCTCAAAGCGTTTCTCCGTGCCCATCATCTCGATGCGCGACACCAGCCCCTTGATGTCGGATTGCCCGAAATCATAGGTGCAATAGAGCCACGGGTTCGCGAGATCTGTCGGGAGCACGTAGCCGATGATCGCCATCGCGTTGTCGAGGCGGCCGCGGCGGACGTCGCTGGCAGTCAGAGAGGCACCGCCGAGAATGATCATGAGCTCGCGGTCATCGATCGGCGCGTTGATCTGGGCGGAGAAAGCGGAGAGCTGCTGGAAATCGACGGGCGAGAAGGTCTCGACGCCTTCACCATCGAGATCGGTGTCGAGCGGTTCATCCCATTCAGTTAGGCCAATCCTGGTGCCGTTGGCGAGGATGATCAGCACGATTACTGGCAGCGCGAAGGCTTCCGAGTTGATCGCGGCAAGCACGACCGCCGGCGTCGTCCTGCCGACCATCAGCGCACCTCGACGAGCGGGATCGAGGGGACGGAACCGACACGGAAGAATTCCATCACGTGACCGAGGTCGTTTGTGTCGAAGCGGACCTTTTCATTGAACCTGCCGCCCCATGTAACGGCTTTCAGGTTCGCCGGCTCATGGCCGGCTATGAACGTGAGGGCACCAGTCTCATAGTTGACGACATAGTCGACGGCTTCAGTCTTCAGGACGCCGTCTACCGCGACAAGCACCGTGCCTGACACAGGCAGGTAGATGGACCGGTCGATCGCGATGATGGAGGCATCAACCTTGGTGACCTTGTATTGCTTCTTCAATTGGAAGGCGAGATTGACGCCATCACCGACACCGACGGTGGCGTCCAGCGCCGTCGGCGTGCCGGACGGCTTGCAGGTCCTGTGATCGATGAGGTTCTGGATGGCGAAGGAATGCTCCGGTCCATTCATCACCTCGAAAAACGACAGGATGTCGTAGACGTCGTCGACGGTGCGGATGTTCTTGCCGATGTTGCAACGACGCAGCCTGCGCGAACGCCTCGATCGGCGCTGCTCGAAACCAGTCGGCCCCCTGGCGAAGTCGACCAGGCTGACCGGAGCGAACTCACTGCCTTGCGAGATCGAGCCCGGCAGAACGGCATTGTAGAACGTCATGCCGTCCTCTGCAGCTTCTCAAGGGCGCGCGCGCTCTTCGTCGCGATCTGGTTCTGGCTGGCGGGCGTCGCCGGGTTCTCACGGAAGATGAAGTTGACGGTTTGATGGATGTTCTGCGAGGGACGGCTGTCATTGGCGGCCGGGGCGCCGCCTTGGTTCCCCGCCATCTGCATCGAACGCGGATTGCTGCGGATGACGTCGCCGGCGCGCAGCTTGCGCAGTTCCGGACCGCGCTCGCCGACCCATGACCAGCCGGCTGGAGCGTTCTCGGTTCCGTCGGCGAAAAGGCCTAGTCCCAGCGCGCCGGACGCAAAGTCAGCCTGCACTCCAGGTGAGAATGAGCCAATACCGCCGCCACCGCCACCGAACAATCCGCCTAGCCAGCCAAACAGACCGCCACCTCCACCGCCGGGAGCCGCTGGCGCGGACGGGAACTGGCTCAGCGCGCTGCTGAAGGTGCCGAGGCCCTTGGTGGCGTCGTTCGCGGCGCCCCCGATCGAACTCAGCAAGGACGTCGTGCCGCTGCCAAGGCTGCCAATCGAGCTCGTCGTATGATCGGTAACGCCGCCCAGCTTCGACAGCGCGGCGTTGAACTTGTCGACATACTGCGATCCGGTGGTTCCCAGGATATCGCTGGCACCACCATTCTTTGCCAGCGGCCCACCGGTGAACCATGCCGAGGCGGCATCGTTCGAATTGCCGTATTTCGACAGCAGCTTTCCGAACTGCTGTTCAAACACTGCATCCTGTGCTGACGGATTGCCGAGAAACGCTTTAGGCGACATCGGCGATCCGAAGGCTTCGGTCGACCAGGACGGAAGATTGCTCTTCATCACCTGATAGGCGCCGAGTGCCTGGTTGCCGTTCTTGAGCATCGGGCCAAGCGCGGAATAGCCGCCGCTGCCGGCGCTCTCGATCATCTTGATGGCGCTGGCGTAGGACGACATGCTACCGGTCAGGCCGCCGCCGCCGGAGAAGCCACCGGACGGTGAGAAAATGCCACCGAGACCGCCGCCGCCGAAAGCCTGATCAATCCTGCTCTGGATGAGATCCTGTGCGGATCCGCCGGTGCCAAACGCCTGGTCGATGCGCGTCTGGATATAGTTCTGGTTCGCCGCCCCGGGACGGCCAAGCACGTCCATCAAATCCGAGTCGGCTTGGAACGGTGTCCCCGACTGACCATCCAGAAGCGAGCCGATGGCGCCGAGCCCACCGACCGGCGATCCATTGATGAAGACGCTGGCGGCTTGCACCTGCATGCTGCCGACCGATTGGCCGCCGGCGCCACCGAACAGCTTGCCGAGGAAGGATGAGGCGCCGCCGGCCGATTGCGACTGCGACTCGCTGTTGCCGGAAAGCAGATCGCCGAGCAGCCCGCCGCCTGCGGACTGTCCGCCGAACAGCGAATTGAAGATGCCGTCGAGGCCTCTGTCGATCAGCTTGTCAGCGAGCTTGGAAAGCGCATTGATGCCCGCGTCCTTGAAGCTCTCCCACAGAGATTTGCCTTCCTTGAGGCCCTGCGCCATGTCGGTGAAGAAGCCCTTGAAATTGTCCTTCGCCTCCGACAGCGCCATATTGTAGCGCATCATGCCGGCTTCCACCGAGTTGAGGTCGACCGGCAGGCCGGCGCTCTGCAGCCTGGAGGCGATCTGCTGATCCTGCTCGTTGCGCAGGATCTGTGAGCGCTCGAACAGGAGATCGGTCTGCAACGATGCCTTGGCCATCGCCTCGGCTTGGTCCGACAATGCAGCCGTGTTGGCGCGGATCTGGTTGGCTTCCTCGCCATAGAGCGGGATGCCAAGCTTGCGGATATCCTGCTCCGCTTTCAGGGCTGCCGCGGCGCGCTGACGCGCCAGTGTGTTCTCTCCAATGGTGGAGACCTCGGCGCGCTGTGTCTCGAGGTCGATCTCCTGAACGTGGATGGTGTCGCGGGCCTCTTGCAAAGCCTTTAGCTTGCCATATTCAGCGGCCTTGGCCCTGATGCGCGCGATTTCGGCTTCATCGACCTTGGTGTTGCTCTGCGCTGCGGCCTCACGCACCTCCTGTTCGAGTTGGAAGGCGAGACGCAGCCCTTCAGTTGCAGCCGTGGTCTTGCCGATGAGTTCGACGTCGAGCTTGGCCGAATCGAGCGTCTGTTCCAGTGAGCGGCGGCGCTGATCCTGCGCTTCGGTCAGCTGGTGCAGCGCCTCTTTGTAGGCCATCGCTCCAGCGCTGGCGATTTTAAACTGGCGGACGTCGGCGCTTTCGCCTTCCGCGCTCGGCTTGGCCGCCTCGGAAGCCATGGCAGCTTGCCGGCGCTCTTCCGGCGATTTGGCCCCGATACCGGCAAAAGCGGCGCTTTGCTGGCGCTCAAGCCAGGTCAATTGCGCGTCGTTCTGGTCGCGATAGTCCTGCCCTAGTCGCGCGTCGGCGAGGCTCGGAGCACGGGCGTTGATCCTTGCCAACGCGTCGGCACCTTCCTTGAAGGCCGCTGCCGCCTCATGCCCGGCCTTTGCGATATTGAGTATCTTGTCGCCGGTTTCCTGCAGGGCGGGATTCTGCGCAGTGATGTCACGCACGCCCTTGGCGAGTTCGTCATAATCGAAGTTCTTTGAGAACGCGCTGATGGGATCATTGAACGCGGAATACTGTGAGCGAGCCTGATAAAACCCGGCCTTATGGTAGCCAGGCACGACGAAGCGCGCGAGATCATCAAGGACGTCGATGTCTTCGGACCGTGCCGCCGTGCCAAGATCGGTTTGGCCTTTCCGGGCTGCCGCCCCTGCATAGATACCGCGTGATTTGTTGTAATTGTCGGCGCTTACCTTGGCCAAATCATAGGCGCTTGCGACCTCAAGGATGTCCTGTTTCTGGTCCTTCAGAGCATCGTTGAGCGATTTCGCCCTATCCCTTGTCAGGAGGTAAAAAGCACCGGCGGCCACGGCGGCGACGCCGAAGCCTGTTGCAATCAGTCCAACAGTACCGAGGGTGCCGACGAGCGCCGTTCCCGCCGCAGCCGCACTGCCCTTTATCGCACTGAGCGAGCCCGCGATGCCACCTTCGCCCATCTGCAGGGTCTGCAGGATCTGGCCACCCTGAGAGGCGGCGATCTGCCCCACCGGGGCGCCGAGCAACGCCATGGTGACGACGTCGTTTGCCTGATAGCCGAGGCCCTGGACCTGAAAGCTGGAAAGCCTGTTGCCGGCGCCGTTCTGATTGGCGGCGACACGGCTGCGCGCCAGGGTCTGCGCCGCCACCAACTCTTCGGCCGATATCGCCCCCTTGGCCGCCAGCGCCGAATACTCCGACAACTCGTCGTTGAGGCGGTTCTGTGCGGCGGCGGCGGGGTCCAGTTCGGCACGCAGCGCAGCGACACGCGACGCCATCTGATCGGATTCGCGGCCGGCGTCCTCGAAAACGGAGGCCGATGCCCGGGCAGAACCGCCACTGGAGCCAATGCCGAACGAGGCGTTGAGATCGCTCTGGAATGTCGAGCCGATCTGTTCGGCCTTTAGCTTGGCGATGGTATCGAGGCGGTCCATTTCGGCTGTGAAGACCGAGGCGGCATCGCGAGCCGATTTCGCGATGCCAGCCACTAGGCTGCTATCCAACTCGGTTCCAAAGGCCTGCCCTGCTTGTTGCGCCTTGAGACTTGCGATTTCTTCAATCTGAGCGAAATCCGCAGAAAAGACGGCCGCCGCGTCACGAGCGGATTTCGCCGTACCGGCCACAAGAGAGTTTTCAAGGTTGGTGGCGAACGCTTGGCCGGCCTGCTGCGCCTTCTGGCGAGAAACCTCTTCCATTTGGGCGAAGTCGGCTTCGAAGACCGATGCGGAGGCTCGCGCACCAGAGGTCGGTGCGGCCACACCGAGCACAGAATTGAAGCTGCCCTGATTGGCTGCCGCGACCTGCCGGCTGTTCTCGGCGGCCTGATCGGCGCGGGCGGCGGCAATAAACTGTTTGTGGGCGGTTGCGGCGGTGGCTGCTGCGGCAGCGGTCTGATCGTATTTGAGCACAAGATTATCGAGGGCGCTTGCATACCCGCCGGTGATCTGCGCGCCGCTCCGTTCGAGTTCGGCCAGTTCGGCCAGTTCGGAACTCATCCGCTGACCAGATGCATAAGTCTGGTCATATTTCTGCCGGATGGTCTCGAGGCGCTCCGCCTGCGCCGCCGCGGTCGCCGCCGCTTGCGCCAGGGAGACGGCTTGCCCATCGATTTGAGCATTCGCCATGCCGACCGCCGCCGCCAGTTGGGTCTGACCTTTCGCAGCCAGTTCCGAAGCATCGGCACTCAGACCGAGCTTCTGGTTCATGCCGACAAGAATGCGGGTCGCGCCTTCCATGTCGGTTTTGCCGCTGTCGATCTGCCGACCAAGTTGGCGCAGACCCTGCTCGAATCGCTCTTGGTTCTTGAAGCCATCGATGTACTGGCGCGACAGCTTGGCAAGGCTGTCGCCGGCCGAGCTAATCTTAGTGTCGGCTTGGCTGAACGCGGCAGCTGTCGCCTGAGACGAGGCAATCATCGCCTTGTCCGATGCAACCTTCTGTGCGGCGCCGGCGGCGTACCGTGATGCATCGAAATCGGCGCCGACGCGGAGGCTGGATAGCGCGATGTCGCTCATGGTGCAGCCTCCTTTCGTTTTTCAGCGAGATAGATCAGCCATTCGTCGTCGATGGCGGAGACAAAGGCGACGAAGCGATCAAAGGCTTCGCCCTCGATGCTGTAGCGGCGGCCGTAGGCGTCATAGGCGAGGAAGTGGATCGGGGTTTCGCCGCCGCCTTCGGTGTAGTGACGGTCGTAGCGCAAGGTCTGCCAAGCGCGACGATAGAAGTCGTGCCAGCGCTCATACCTGGCTTCGTCCGGCCTAGTCGGAAGCGATTCCTCTGGTACCTCGTCCGGGTACTCCCGGTTTAGGTCAGCCAGCCATTCGTGATGGCCTCTCCGCTCCAGGTCGTAGCGGAAGGCCGCCTTCAGTTTCCCGAGGCGGTTTCCTCAAACTCGACCTTGCGCTTGCCGACGAGACCGGCGCACCAACGCACCATATTGCGGACAACGCGATGTTCCTCCGCCATGAGAACGGAGCCGACAATTTCAGGGGAATACGGGATGTCGAGACCACGCCAGCCGAGCAAGAGATGTTCCATGGCGAGCTTGCCCTCCGCTTTTGCTTGAGCTTCGGCCGGGATGGTGCCGCTCGGGAAGGCCTGCCGCAACTTCTCCAGCTCCTGCTGATAGGCGGCGGCATAAGGCGGATAGTTGGTCGATCGCGTGAGAAATGCGAGGCCGGGCAGCGGGATTTGCTCATGCGGCTTTTCGGGGTTGAGCCCCGGCCACTCCTTCGGCTCGATCCAATCGCCTTCCCGTTCCTTCACGAGGTCGGCAGCAAGGCTGCCCAGCTTGATGGTCATGTCGGCTATCCTTTGTCGGAAGGGTGGCGACGGGCCCGACAGCCCGCCGCCTTCTGCGCAGAACCGGTCCCGCTGTCGGGCGGGGTCTGGATTAGACTTCGAAATATTCCAGGCGATCCAGCAGGGCGTGCGCGTTCGTGAGCGTGTCGAGTGACGCCATGCCGGTCAGCGGCAGCTTGGTGTCGGTGTTCTTCGCCGTCGCGTTGGTCTGTCCATCGGTGTAGGTCAGACGGGGTACCGCCCAGATCATCGCCTGGCTGTTTTTCGCGATGCGCAGGTTGATGTTTGTTGCCGTACCGGCGAACAGCTTGGCCATCAGAGCGTTGGACCCGAAGTAGGTCCCCATCGCTGCGGTGACGTCGAACGATCCCTTGCCGATGTCCTCGGCGCCGACGAGACCGTCGGAGCGGATACCGCCGATCATGCGCAGGTTGTTTTTGATGGTGAGTGTCACCGATTCGATGAAGTTGGGGCCACCGACAATGGTGCCATTCTCCGCGATGCGGCCGACATTGACCGCGGCCGCCATGATGGCATTCGTGGTGGCGGCGTCAGGCGAGGCGTCCAGGGAGGTGGTATCCTGCGTGCCCGTCAGACCAGCGAAGGTCAGCGTCCAGGTCGCGATCTGCTCTTTGACGAAGTTGAAGACGCCCTGGTCGACGGTCATGCCGCGCTGCGCGATGTACGTCGGCACGCCCTGATCCATGAAGCCACGCTCGATGGTCTGGCTGATCGTGAGGAGGCCGTTCTTCAGCGTGTCGCCGAAGAACACCTTCAGCGTCTTGCCGGTGCCGGCATCCGTGGTCCAGCCGGTGGGCAGGTTGTCGAGCGTCAGCTTGGCTGCCGCAATCGCGATGACGCGCGCCCAGCCATTGCAGGCTGCTGTGGCAAGCCTGTCGCCGCTGGCGGTGCCTCCGATCTTGATCCACTGGCCGACGGTGAGGCCGAGTGTGGTGAAGTCGAGCAACGTCGAGGTGATGCCATCGGCGACGGCGACAAGATCACCCGAGGCACCTTGGAAGCCGACGACCTTGATGCGCGCCGCGGCCGCGGGGGCGGCTTCAGTTACGAAGCCGGCGCCGAGGAACACCGGTGACGTCGCATGGCCGGTCGTGCACTTGAAGATGCCATTGTTGGCCCCCGTGGCGAACCCGGAGAACTGGGCGATCTGGCCGGCAACAAAGGCGGCGCCAGTCAGGCAGGTGACCACGTCGGTCGTGCCTGTCATCGCCGTGATGACGCTGTCGGCGACGCCGTCGTTATCACGATAGGGCGTGTTCACCCAGGTGTTGGCAAACAGCGATTCAAGCCAGTCCGAGAACGGGGAACCATGAGGCGGCCAGGAGAGCTCGCCGTTGATCGGCCCATCATTCATCTCGTTGACCTTGATGGGGTCCGAATTCATGCGGTCGTCGCGGATCTCTTCCGAGCTGACGAATACCGGCGCAAAACGAAGGGTTTCGCCCTTCAGGCGCGCCTTGCGCATCCGGGGTGTAACCGGCGTGGTGCCGAGGGTGACCTCTCGGACGTGGGACAAGCGCAACCTGTTGGAATCGCTCAAAGGAGCCTCCTATCAAAGCGGGCTTTCGGCCCCGGGGTTGAGTGTTGGATGGGACTATAGATGCGTCCAGCGGCGGCCCGATTTGATGCCGCTGATGTGCGATGCATCGACATTGAACCGCCGCGCAATGAGCGAGGCCTTCATTCCTGATGCGAGAAGCGCTCTGATCTCGCCGATGTCTGCTGCAGTCAGTTTCACGGCGTGCGCTTCCGCCGTTTTCTTCCGGTAGGCCGGCGTACGCCAAAGGCGGCGCTTGCCTACACTCTGTTTGCGACGCCACTCATCGCCCTTGCCCGCGTTCTGAGCGGCGATGATGTCGTCGCGTTTTTCTGCCCATTGCCGTGCTGATTGCGCGCCAACTCGGCTTCGTGACGCGTCCGTCTGCGCGGCGGCACGCCGCCCCGCATTGCCGTGAGACCGCTTCTCAGGATCGATGAGCGCGGCGATTGATCGCGCCTTGCCTTCTTCCGTCATCCCGGCGATTCGTCGTTGGTCGGCCCACGCCTTCCATTCGGGGTCGGCTTCCTTGATCGCCCGCGCCTTGCGAAGAGCGTCCTTGGTCTCAGCTGACATCGGGCGGCCACGATTCGGACTATCTGGTCCAGAAAAGAACTGTCGGACGCGCTCCCGCTGCTCCAAGCTCTGCCTATGCCCAGGCACACCTTCGCCGCCGATGGTCCGATTGCAGAGATCGGCGCCGACGAAGCGCCAATATCCGATCCAGAACTGCTCGGCCTCGACCCAGCATTCGCCGGCCTGGACGATTTCAAGCTCGAAGATTTCCGGGGCGCGACCAGCCAGCAACAGCCCGGCGATCCAGGCGAGGCAATGTCGCTTGTTCTTGGTTCGCTTCGCCGCGCAGATGTGGTCGACCAAACGTTGAGGCAGACGCTTGACCGTCTTGCCTACATACCGAAGTTCATTTGTCAGCGGATCGACCAGCCCATAGATGGTTGTGGGCTTGTCAACGATGCCAGTCGCGGCCACTCTGGGCTCAGCCATTCTCGCTCCTAACAGCGGGCTTTGGTCAGGGCCGACGCGGTGTTACCAGCACCAAATCGGCCCGCTCAAATTACTCCTTTTATTCAGCAGCGCGAGCGGAATCGGCCTTGGATTTGGACGGCTTCGGCGGCGCCTCGAGGAAGCCCTGCGAGGTCAGACCTTCGAGGGTGTGCGGCGACAGATCGGTGTCGGCCGGGACGTCGGCGCCGGCGGCGAACCGCTGCACGCGCGTGGTGAACGGCTTCAAAACCTTGGTCATTGGTCGCGTCTCCAATTTACGGTTGCGGTCATGCGGAAATAATTTCCATCGTTCTTGCCGGGCTCGCCGGCGCCGATCGAGGCCTCGCGGAACGTCAAGGTGCCGACATCGAGACCTTGGAACAGGCCCACAAGCTGCGTCGCATATTTCCGGGCAAGCCCTGTCCCGATGCCGTTCCTGGTCATGACATTCAGGTAGAGCTGGCCCCATTCACGGAAGAGGTTGCCGGTGCGGGGTTCGGCGCCGATCGATTCCTGATCGTAGGTATCGCCGAAGATCTCGGCGAAGACGAAATGCGCAGGATCGTCGGGCAGATCGAATGACATATTCTCATAGACGAGCGGCGTGGCTTCGAGCGACGCCGCCGCACACGCGATCGGCCACTGCGCGTTGAGATACTGCTCGATGGTGTCGTAGGTGATGAAGCTGGACATCAGAGCGCGTTGATCACAAGTGCGGGATAGGTCAGCGGCGAGCCGGCTGCGCGCCGCCGGGTGGTACGCTTGAGGTGGTATGGCGCCAGCGGGTTGATGCCGCCCGGCACATCCACGAACTTCATCTCGAACTGGAAAACGCTTCCGAAACGTCTGTTGAGTGCAGCCTTGGAGAGATCGAAATGGCGCGCACCATATCCGTTGTAGCCGGTCTCGATCTTGCGTGTGGATGGATAGGCGTTGAAAATGGTGATCTCGGCATCCGGTCGGATCCGCGAGAAATCGGTGACGACGACACGGCCGGCCACAACCACCACGAAGGATCTCGCATATCGTCCTGATCTTCGCGGCGCACGGCGCTCGAGCTCGGCCAGTGCGGCGTTGATAACAAGCGGCCAGTTCGAAAACACGTACAGGATCGAGCCAGGCGCAACGACGGCCTCCTCGGCGAGGCCAGGGACGCCGTTGACATAACGGTCGTATTGCGGCGACGCCCCGGCGGCGATCGCCTTGGCGAGCTCAGACCGCGCATACTTTGCCAGCGCTGCGTTGATCGCGGCGGGCTCCATGCCGGCTGTCGCCAGCTTGAGATCGCGTTCGAAGGTGTCGAAGCGCGCCATCAGCCGCCAACCACCAGCTCGACGCGGACGAGCGTGTTCTGCACCCTGATATGTTTCGGGAACTCGACGTTCCTAACCTTGCCGTCTTGCACGATCTTGTCGTTCTTTCGGATCGGCAGCTGGAACTGCGCCCGGTTGATATCGGTCGGGCTCAAAACGACGCGCGACCAGGTCTGATCGATGTTGCCGACGAGTTCCTCCGGCTTCAGTGGCCGGATCGAGGCGCGGACGTCGCAATCGAACGGGATCTGGATTGCGCCCGGGCCCAGTGTCAGTCTGCGCAACACCGCATCCTCGCCGGCGTCGAGCAGCGCGGCGTCGAGGTCGGCTATCAGTTCGGCTGGCGTCGTCACCGCGCGTGGATCCTCGCGGAGAGCAGCGTGTTGCCGGCATAGGTGCCGGTCGACACCAGCTTCAGGCGGAAGCGGTCACCAAGCACAATACCGGTGGCGACGGTGTCATCGGCAAGGGCGCCATCGGTGGGCGTCTGCTCGACACCATCCGGCTTTAGCCGACGCGCGCGCGTCTTGCTCGCGGTGGCGCCGGCCATGCACCAGAGATCGAACCAGGTGGTGCCCTGATCGAGGGTGGACTGCACAAAGGCCTTGATGGTGGTGCCGCCGCTGCCGTAGGCGAACCGCAGCTGAACGTCGATCTCTGAGACGCCGGCGAGGCCGGTGATCGGTTCGCTGGTGAACGTATCGGCCGCGGTGACGCCGATATCGCCGAGGCTGTAGATGCCGGGGTTGTCCATCATGCCACCGTGGGGTTGTAGAAACGGGTGAGTTTGCCGGCAACGATCTCAGGTACAGCGCTTTCGGTGGCCTGGCCCGGGATTGCGCCAACCCAGAAGTCGCGTTCGACGCGCCGGACGTCTGGGATGTCGATGACCTCGGATTTCAAGGAGGGGTCGCGACCTCTTTCAGCCAGGGTCAGGCGCATGAAATCCATCGCGGCTTCCGCAAGATCTCCGGGGACCTCGGCGAAGCCGGCCTTGTAGACCGCGACGATCTTGGTTGCGCACCACCGGATCGGCCGATCGTTCACCAGCCGCGCGACAAGGCCTGATTCCGGATCGACGACAAAATCGTCTTCGACCGCCAAGGTCTCGCCATCCTGGATAAGGCTGGTGATCTCGATATTGAAGTGCCGCGCCAACAGCAGGTCCTGCACATCGACGCCGCGGAAGGTTTCCGTCAGGGTTTCCTGCCTCAGCGTCGGTTCGGCACCGGCGCCAACGGCGACATCGCACTCCGTCATGATTGCTGCGCTGTTTCTGAGATCCAGCGCGGCGAGCTTCGTGTCCTGGCTGCCGTCTTCCACGCCGGCGGCCTCGCGGCGCTCCGCCACGGTCAGCAGCGAGCGGTCGGTCGCCGCCACCGTGACAACCAGGATCGAATGCATCGATTATGCCTGGGCGGCGATACGGGCGTCGGCGATCTTGCCGAGGACGGCGTCACGGCTGTCCGCGGCGTCGACGGTGATCTTCTCCGCCTTGATAATCCCAGCGAGCTCGTCATCGGAAAGCGCGCCGAGATCGGCAATCATTGCCTCGCGCGCCTCGTCGGCGCTCGGCTTCGTTTTCTTACCTTTCTTTCCGCTGGCGATCGCCTCGACGTAGCCGGCTTTCGCCAGGCTTTCGAACATCTCTTCCGGGATCTCGTCGTCGGTGCCCTTGATGATTTCGCGGCCGTGCACGTTGCCCTCTTGGGCGACACGCACGGAAATGAGGACGGAAACTGCCTTCATTGCGGACATCGGACTTCCTTCCATGGTTCAGCTCTTCACGAGCGGATTGGGGTGTTTCGCATGATCGTAGCGGGCCTCGATCTCGTCCGCGGTGGGCAGCGCTTCGCGCGGCGTCATCGTCACCTTGATAGGTTCGTCACCTCCGCCGTCGAAGCTGAGCGTCAAGGTGTCGTAGCCATAGATGCGCTCCTCGATCGGCGCCGCGGCATCCATCAGGGATGTGTTGCTCGGAAAACCGATCTCGATTGCTCGAGCCTTGGCGATGCCGAGATGGAACTCGACGCAGCCGCGGCCCTTCTCAGCGTCATGGGCCTTGGCATAGGTGAAGTCGCAGCCGAACAGGCTGATCTGCTTCACGCCGATGTGCACCGCGTAGGCGACCGCATAGGCCGCCGTCGAATTAAAGTAGGCGATCCCGCAGGAATTGATGACCGCCTCGAGCGGGAACGCCACGGTGCCCGGGTAGTCGGGATGTGGCCGGCTCGTATAGATCGGGCCGGGATGCCGGCGCATCCAGTCCAGCATGCGGGCAATGTTGCTTTCCGGGCGAGCCGCGGCGCGGATCTCCTGGATGCGGACGTCGTCCATATGGAAGACGCGATCGCACTGGACGACACCGGCGACGGCATTGATGCCCCAGACCTCGTCGCAAAACGCGTGACGGCCGCCCAGCCGCTTCGCCATATCGACATAGCCCTCGAGCGAGGGCCCCAGCCCAAGAATGAGGACGTGGTCGGGCACGGGTCCGGCGTGTTCTGCCGTGGCGGCCGCCGCCTTTGGGGCGATACTCTTGCGCTTCCCTTCGCGGGCCGCGGTGACAACAATAGTGCGGCCTTCGATGTCGGGTTCAACCTCCGATTCCGGGCCGGCCTGGCCGAACCAGCCGGTGATGCGCCAGCCCGCGCTTTCGAGCAGCTCGGCGAATTCCGCCCGGGTGTAGTGGCGATGATGATGCAGGATCCTGCCACGATGTGGGAACACCGCCTCATTGGGCACGCTGGCGATCAGTTTTGGCGCCACGGCATGAAGCGCCTTCAGCATCGGTAGCGGATCGGCGAGATGCTCGATGGTCTCGAAGCAGACCGCGGCTGCAAAGGCGTTGTCGGTATAACCGGCCACATCCATGACGTCGGCGGCGAGCAGCGCGACCTTCCCGCGACGGAAATGGGCCTTACCATAGTCGATGGCGGCTTGGCTGCGATCGATGCCGACGACCGAATGGCCGGCATCAGCCAGGATCGCGCAGCCGTAGCCGACTCCGCAGGCGAGATCGACGATGCTGCCGCGCTTGCTGACCTGCTTCGCCGCGAATTCGTAGCGCGCCACATGGTCTCGCCGGATGCCTTCGAGCGTCGATGCGACCTGGCGCTCACCGTTGGCGAGTTCGACCGGGGCGGTATGGATGTTCATTGTCGGATTTCCTGTTGTCGGACAGGGAAGCGCGCGCCGGTCACGCCGGCGCGCGGAGGGGGAATCAGGCAGCCGGCATACTGTGCGGCCGCTGAACCGCGTTGGCGGAAATCGGCGGGCCGGCGGTGACGGTCGACTTGATGTTGCACTGCACGTAGCGTTTCGCGCCCTTGTAGGCGATCTTCTTCGCCACGTTCTTCGAGGTGCCGGAGGTGCGGGTGCCGGTGGCGCCGATTCCAGCTAGGGCTTCTGTTCCGATCAGATCGATGTCGGCCACCGAGGTCAAGGTGCCGGTGACGTCGCCTTCCTTCACGGTCACGGTCAGCGTCGCGTTGGTGGCTGTGATGGTGCCGTAGCTGATGTCGAACAGCACGGGGCCGATGTAGCCCTTGCGGTCGATGATCTTGCCGGTCTTTCCGGTACCTGTGGTGCCGACGGCGACCGCAGCGATGGCGGTCTGCGTCTTGTAAGAGCTGTAAAGGTCGTCCATTTTTCTCTCCGTTGAGGAGGGTTAAGGGGAGGGTGGCGGGATCCGGCAAGCGGATCCCGGATGCTTCCTCAGAAGCGGCGTGCTGCCGTCAGGTCGAGCACTTCAGCTTGCGGATCGCCTCGGCGAGAACCACCTTGCCGCCGGTCCGCCGGCGGAAGATGAACCGGATGTTGCCGCTGGTCGCCTGGGTGTAGGGATCGCGCAGCATTTCCATCGAGATGCGGTCGACGATGGTGTAAGCCCGGCGGTAGTCGCCATAGGCGATCGGGTAGAGGTTGGCGCCCTCGGACGGCATGTCCGGGAACTCCGCGTAGGGGTCACCGTCGATCGAGTTCGGCTTGCCTTGCGCGATACCAGGCATCCAGATGTAGTTCTTCTGGGCGTCCTTCAGCTTGCGGACCGAACCGATGGTGGTGCGGTTCATGATCCAGGTCGCGTTGGCCGCATAGGCGGTCTTGATGGCATGCTTCAGGGTGAGCAAGCCGTTGGCCTGGCCATCGGAGTCCGCGATTGTCGCCGCGGTGCCAGAAACAGTTTCCGCAACGGAGCCGTTGGTCAGGATGCCTTCGTATTCGCCGATGCCGGTGCCGGAGACGAACTCGGCGCCTTCCTTGACGGCGAACTGTTCCGCGGATTCCTGACGGATCTCGGCTTCCATATCGAAGGCTGCGTCCTCGAGCATCTGGTTGGAGATGTCGATGAGGGCGTACATCTCGGGAGCGGTGAGCTCCTCGAGACCGTAGGTCAGACCGGTCGTCTCGGTCTTGGTGCCCTGTTCCGTGGTGCGCCGCGCCGCGAACTGGCCGGTGCGCTTCGGGATCTGGATCGCCTTGTTGGCGGTGTTACGGACGCGGACGAGACCGCGGGCCGGGCTGGAGAGCGTCACCGCCTTGATGATCTCGGCGACATATTCGGTCGGCGCGAGATAGCCGCCGGCGGTGTCGGTGCCCACATTCAGTGCCTTGGCTTCCGCCATGACATCGGCGAGCACCTTCTGCTCATCGGCGCCGAGATTGACGACGCCGACGGCATGGGCGCGAACAACGGCGCGTGCCCAGCTGTTGAACATCGCTTTGGCTTCGCCCGGATCCTTGCGGGAACGGTCGTTGGCCGGAAGACGTGCAAGCGCGACTTCGATGCGCTCCGCGGCATCCTTGGCGGCCTTGGCCTGCTGTTCAGCCATGGTCAGCTTCTGGTTGAGGCCCTCATATTGCTGAAGGGTGGTCTCGATCTTGGTGAGCTTTTCGGTCGTGATGACGTCGGCCGACCCCTTCTTCTCGATCTCCTTCAGACGGTTGTCGTTGGTGATCTTGAATTCCTCGAAGGCGGTCATGACGGGGCTGATCGCCTTCTTCAGCTCCTCAGGGTCGATCGCAGCTGCAGCAGCAGACGCAATCATCATCCCATGACCGCCGTCAGACGTCGGGTGGGTGAAGGCGAGAATGGCGGCGATGGCCTCAGGGGCGAACACCGCGGTGGCGGCAAGCGCGAGCCCGCACGCCACCATGAACATGGTGGAGATCTTCATTTTGATATCCTCGGTTGAATGAGAGGGCTAGAGAGCCCGGATGCGGTTTGCGGCCTCGGAAATGATGGCCGTGACGACGCTTTCCCTGTCCTCATCCCGAGGGTCCAGTTGAGCCTTGAAGCCGCTGGCGGCGATCGCCTTGGCGGCAGCATGCGAGTAACTCCCTTGTTCACGCCCTGGTTCTTGGCATCCTCAAGAATCGTTTTTTGATCGTCGTCGACGTCCTTTTGGATGGCACGTTTCTTAGCTTTGAACTCGGCGTCGAGAACGCGAAGTCGCTCCTCGCGGCCCTGCTCAAGGCGATCAAATTCGTCGACGAATGAACTGGCCTCAGACGGTGTCGCCATGTTCGGGCGCTGATGCACTTTCGTCATGCTGGTTTCCTTTGCTGGTGTCAGACGCCTTTAGGGACGCTCAATCGATAGGTCGGTGGCGCATATGAAAGCTGGCGGTGCGCATCGCAGTAGGAGCGCTCCGGCTCCTTCGCGGCACCGCAGGCGAGAAGGCCGATGCCGTTCACGCCATCGACTGGCCACCGGCATCCCGGGGAACCGAAAGCCACGGGGGGGGTGTCGGGGATCGGATCGAAGGCGTTCTCGCGCTTGACGATGATGCCCGGCGATGCCGCGCGCTGCAGGGCGCGGGCTTTGAAGTCAACTGCGACGGGGTTGTTTGGCCCGCGCCATGAACTGGTCTGCTGGACGAGCTTCGTAGGTCGGTGCGCTGGTTTGGCCTTCGCGGCCGGCGTCTTGGTTGTCGCGGCCTTTCCAATGTGGCGCTGACTTCCACGCCTAGATGGCGGGTTCTGACCGGTAACCTTCATCCGGTTGACGGCGCCAGCGATGTGACAGCGACCGCAATTCAGAAACCGGGATGCGATCCTACCGTTGCTTTCCCCCGCCGCCAGATGGGGGAGGATCGCTTCGGCCTTCTCGCGACTTGTCAGCTTCGTCCAGTCTGGGAGCTCGCTCATCCGGCGTCTCCCGAGGTCTCTTCCCCCTCTCGGCCAGCCACAAAATCAGCCAGCCTAACCAGCGCCGGATGGGCATTAGTTGCCTTCCTTTTTTCCTCGTACGCGGTTTCCGCCTTGGCACCAAACTCAGCCCAGTACACCATGAATACAGACATCCACCGAGAGACTTTCATCTCCCTGGCCGGCCTGTTCCAGCACTGGATTATAACAGAGGCATCGACATGGTGCCGGATATGAAGCCGGTTCGCCGCCGCCTCGATGGTGTCACCGGGCCCGCGATGCTCCTTCCGCAGGATCTCCTTGGACATCCGCTTTGCTTCCTGGCCGAGCCAGATCGGATCGTCGATACGCGCTACATGCATCTTGCTACCCACGACACAACTCTTGTCACGCATGACATGCTTCCTTCGCTATCTCTGCTGCCGGGTACTGCAGCGGAGCTCGAAAAGAGCGACTTGAACGCGGAGCTCCCGGCGCACTGCAATGCGCCGGCGGAGCGAGGAGTTTGGAAAGATGAACGGACGATCGAAAAAAAGTGGTGGCCCATGTCAAACAGGACAGACAGGGCCACCACGCCGGCGCAGGGCCGCCGACGATCGCGCGGGGTTGGGGTGGCGCGCGAAACCGAGAATAGGGATCTGAAAAAATGAACACCGATGGTCACGACGCGGAACCGATACTGACCGAGCCCGAGCCGCTTCCCAGTCTCTTCGTGACCGGCTACGCCGTGCAGGTAGTCGAGGAAAGTATCGTGCGACTGCTCTTCTGGACCGAGCTGCCGCCTATAGCCGGCCAAGAGCACCAGGTCCGCCTTCAGGCCCGTCTTGCAATGCCGGAGAAGACGTTTCGACGGCTCGTCTCTGAGGGCAGAAAGATCGGTCGTAATAAAAATTGAAAGGCGTTGGAAACCATTTCTGTGGAAAGCAGTGGAAACGGCCTTTCGTATTATTTCGAACAGTTGCCTTCCGTGATGAATTGGTGACGCGCCCTTTTGGCGTTCTGCCGGGAGGGCATTTCCATGACGCAGCCAACGCTGTTCGTCGACGAAGTTCGTGTGGTCGTCGACAAGAATTTTGTGCACCTCGTCGGGTTGACGACAGCAGACGGTGGCAGCCAGTCCGAGCAGAGCCACGTCGTGATGAGCAACGAGGCGTTCCGAAAGCTGCTCGCCGACGGACGCAGTCGTCTGGCCAGGGGTGGGCACTGAGGCCGCGTTCATTCCGCCGCTTCCTTAACGGGGCGGACCACGTCGGCCGGCCATTCGGCGCCCTCCGGCCAGTTCTCCGAAAACCAGCCGACGACCAGGTCGTACTTGCGTGCGGTCAGCGTCTTTCCTTCGCGAAGGCGTGAAAAGAACGCACCATCGGCGGCGCAGTGTCGCCCGATAGTCGATTCCTCGCGGTCCCGGTGGGCCCGGAACCGATCGAGAAGTGTCAACAGATGGCGGATGAGTTCGGCTTCCATGTCCAGAACGATAGTAGGAACAATCCCACTTCGTCAATAGGAAACTTCCCCCTCGCGTGTCAGGAGCGTGGGTTGGATAATTCCTACATGCAAAATGACCTGCAAAAAATCGTTGTGCGACGGCTAGATGAGCTGGGTCTCGGGCCCGTTGAGGCGGCCACAAAAGCTGGCCTCGAGCGCACCTACATCCGCGATATCGTCCAGGGTAAGAAGCTGTCGGTGCGGACCGACAAGCTCGAATCGCTGGCGCGAGCGCTGCAGCTCGACCCTGGTGACCTCAGCTTATCGAAGGCGACGGCGTCGCCGTTGACTGCGCTGCGAAATGTGCCTGTCACCGGGTTCGTACAGGCAGGACACTGGGCAGAGACCTGGGAGTGGAGCGACGACGACGTCTACACCGAAGGCGTTCCTGATGACCCGGCCTGGCGGTCGTTTACCCTTCACGCCGCCGAGGTGCGTGGCCCGTCAATGAACCGGCGGTATCCGGAAAATACTGTTCTGGTATTCACCGATTTGATCGAGACCGGCGCTGCGCTCGAGCCCGGCCGGCGCTACATCGTGGAACGAGAGCGCGCCGACGGCTTGCGTGAGGCAACCGTCAAGAAGCTATGGCGGGATGACGCCGGCAAGATCTGGCTGCTTCCCGAATCGGATGACCCTCGCTTCCAGGAGCCGATCCCGATCGACGGCGGCGAGGATGACACCGTCCGCATCGTCGGCCGAGTGGTTTACGCGGTGAGCAGGGAGTAGGCGACGATGAGGCGCGTCATCACCATCGTTTTGGCAGCAGCCCCAAGCCTTTGCGGGCCGGCGATGGCGGACTGGCAATTCACGAAATGGGGACAATCTCCTGCCGAAGTGATGAGCTTGAGCAAGATCGCACTGAAGCAGTCCACCGCCCAAGAGCAAGCCGATTATGCGCTGCCGGCGATCCGCGGTGTCCCGATGTTGAACGGCATCTACACGACCGAGGAATTCAAGGCGCCGGTCTGGCTCTACTTCGATCACGACAAGCTGAGCGGCGTTTATCTCCGGATCCCCGACGGGGAAACCGCAAATCTGATCGGTGGCCGTCTGTCCAACCAGTATGGCGCGCCGACCGACAAGGAGCACCGCGCCGCCGATGGATGCGAGCGTGATGCGAAGTCCTGGAACGATTCGAAGCGCGGGAATCGGGTGCGCTTCTACTGGCAGGTTTGCGATACCGGCTTTCAGAATTACGTGTTGCTCTACGTTCCGCTCGAGCAGTCTGGCGTCGACAGCGGCCTTTAATTTTTCACAGGGCGTTGACCAGGCGAAGCGCGCGGTCTAACCGCGCGCGCCTTCGCGCTCGGTTGGAGATTAACTCTAACCTTAGATCATAGAACTCTACGATTCACCGTTGAAGGTAGAGCTCGACGATTCTGTGTCCTGCAACCTTTCAACGATCCCGTGTCCCGCTGCGATTCTGTGTGATTGCTTGGCGCAATCACTGTGTCGGCGCCTTACGAATCAGGACTTGACGCTGCGCGCGCGAGATCCGCCCGGTCTCCACAAAAGTAGGAACTATCCTATTTTTCCCCTTGACGAGTGGGATTAAACCCACTTATCGTTGAAGGCAGTAGGAGAGAACCAATGCCTTCGAGGCCTTTTCACGATCCCGACATCGACCAGTTGCGAGCTGATATCCGCCGCAGCCACGCCCGCCTCAACACTGCCCTGAGCGCCGTCCTGGTGATTGCCATCCTGGTCGTCGTCGTCACTTTCGCGGCTTGGGGGCTCTGATGTCGGAACTCCCAGCCCCACCAATCGCGCCATCGCTCGATGACCTCCGCAGCGCGCTGAGCCGCGCTGAACGCGACCTCGTCTGCGCCGACATGATCGACAACGGGCAGCGCCGGCAGATCGAGATGGGCGCCGCTCAACGGCGCGTCGATGACCTCAAGGCGCAGATCTCGCGGCTGGAAGAATCGTTCTGATGACCGACATCAAGGATACCCCAGAGAACATGCTGCGCGCCTGGGCCGATGCTGGCGTCATTTCGTCGGCGCGGTTCGTCGAGGAGATGGATCGGCGCGCCGGCCGCATCACGATTGTGGCACCGCCGCTCGATTACGCGCTCGACGACGAGCTTTCCATCCAGGGCGTCAAGCTCACGATGGCCGACTTCGCCGAAGACGACGCCGCGCCCATGCCACCCCCAGCGGTGAAGTGGATCGCGTTGATCGCTGCCGTGCTGATCATCGTCTGCCTCGCGATGGTGCTTCCATGGAAAGGCTGACCGACGCCCAGCTTGCCGATCTCGCCGACACCGCGTTCCAGACGATCAACTGGGCGAAGCGCGAAGGCATGCGGAAACCGCAGCAGGTCGAGCAGGTCGTCAGGGCCTTCGAGATCGCGCTCGGCTATCGCGAGGCCAAGATCATCTATGGAGCAGCTTCAAAGGGTACGAACCTGTCGGCACTCGAAATGGCCCAGCGGGTTGCGAAAGGTGAACAGCTATGACCGGCGATTTCATCGGCGTTCCCGACAAGAGCCTTGTCTACGTCGGCATGGCCGATCGTGAGGCTTTCGACAGGATCGGCGTCGCCTGCGACGACAGCACAAACAAGAGAGTGCTGACCAAGACGGTCGGGAACTTCAGATCCGATGAGGTCACCGTCGTATTCCAGTTTTGGCTCGCAGCATCGGAGCCGAAGCCGTGATCGTCGTCACAATCCTGGCTCTGACCATGCCGCCGGAGCCGATGTTCCGCCGTGAATTCGCGCGACCAGTCGATGCCGACGACTACATCGCGTTCTGGAAGCGGCTTGGCTGCTGCCATATCCGGAGGACACGGAGATGACGAACAAAATCGTGGCCTGGGTGTGCTTCGCAGGCTGGGCGGTCAATGCGTGGAAAGCATTTGAAATTATATGGCCGACCAACGGCTTTGTGGCCGCATCCGCCAGCGGGGCCTGCCTCTTCTTCGGCATCTGGCTTGCAATCGAATGGTTGGAGGGGCGTGTTTTATGATCGACCTCCCTCCCGAAAACGAGACAGAGGCGAAGAATCGCGATCTGGCGATCGCCGCCGCCTCTCAGGCTACCGAGGCCTGCGCCGAACTTCTGCGGTTCGCTCGCGAAGGCGACGGCGTGATGACGGGTCCATTCGCCACCGAAGTTGTAGAGCAGTTGCTCGACGCCGCCAAGATGGCGATGGAAGTCGAGGGCTGTCAGACCGAAGAGCGCACCCAGGTCTACGGCGCGATCGAGAAATACCTTGAGGGGTGGGCGTAATGGACAGCCCGTTCAGCTGCTTCACCGACAGGGAAGTCCGCGACATGCTGCATGGCGCCGGGCTGCCGGCCATCCTCGACGACGCCAATGTTGCCAAGCTTGGCCTCGCCCGCATCATGACGCAGCGCCAGCGCGTGCTGGCGGCATACCGCGACAATCCGGACGTCGACGCGATCTTCGTCGTGCTCGGTCGTCAAGTGCCGAAGTCCAGCATCCGGTCCTATCTCTGCCGCGCCGTCCCAGATGGCGAATGGCGCCAGCGCAACAAGCGCGGGTCGGGGAGGGCAGCATGACGATCCAGATCATCAGACCAGCCGACCGGCAAGCCTGGCTCGCCGCGCGCCAGCAAGACGTCACCGCCTCAGTCGCGGCGGCTGTCATCGGCGCGCATCCCTACACGACGCCCTACGCGCTCTTCATGGAGAAGACCGGCCGTCTTTCACCCGACGACGAGGAAACCGAAGCGATGGAGCGCGGCAACCTGATGGAGCCGGTCGTCGTCGCATTGATCCGCAAGCGATTCCCGGAATGGACCGTCATCTACGAGAACGACCGCGCCTATTATCGCGATCCCGCCCGCCGCATCGGCGCCACCCCCGACGCCTTCGTCGACAGGCCTGATCGCGCAGGCACCGGCAACTGCCAGATCAAGACGGCCTCCGAAGACGCCTTCAAGGAATTTTGGCTCGACCCGGACACCGGCGAGGTGGTGCCACCAACCTGGATCGCCGTCCAGGCGATCACCGAGGCGCAGCTTACGGGCTGCGCATGGGCATGCGTCGCGCTGGTGGTGATCACCTGGCGCGGCACCTTCCAGCTGCACATCGTCGATATCCCGATCCACCTTCGCCTCTGGAACCGACTGATCGCGAAGGTCGGCGACTTCTGGACCATGGTGGCGAGCGGCGAAGAGCCCGAGCCGGATTGGCAGCGTGATGGCGAAGTCGTCATGGACGTCTACCGCGACAGCATGCCGGGGAGGCGGGATCTCACTGGCGACGACTTCGTTGACGCGACTGTGGCCGACTACCGCGCCTGTAAGGAAGCCGCCGGCGCGGCGACGAAACGAGCCGACATCCTTCGACCAATCATCATCCGCGCCCTCGGCAACGCCGAGATCGGCCTGACCGCCAACTGGGAGGTCTCGGCCAGAACGACGCACCGGTCGGGATCACAATCGCGCGTGCTGCGCATCAAACCACGGAGAGACCTCGATGCAGCAAGTTTCTGACGCCCCATCCGTTGTTGGGCCCGGCCACAACCTTGCGACGACCGCCGACATCCTGCGTGACCGCTTCAAGCCGGAACTCGATGAAGTCGAGGATCTCGCGAAGCGCGCCACAGCCGCCAAGAATGCGCTAACCGACGGCGCGATCGCCAACGACAACGAGCGCGACACCTTTGTTTCGCTTGGCATCGAGGCGCGGAAGCTTGCGAAGCGGCTCGGCGAAACCAAGCTGGCGACGACAAAGCCGCTGCGCGATGAAGTCACGGAAACAAACCGATTCTTCGATACCGTTACGGTACGGCCGGAGACGATCCAGAGCGCGTTCGAGACCATCGTCGGAAAGTACGACATCAAGAAGCGCGAGGACGCCCGCATCGCTGCAGCCGCCGAGGCGCAGCGCGCCCAGGAAGAGGCGAAGCGCAAGCTCGATGAGGCGGCGTCATCAAGCCACAGCGTGCTTGGCGACGTCCTGATGCGCGAAGCCGCTGACGCCGAGCATCGCGCCCAGGTCCTCGTCAACGAGGCGATCACCGCGGGCAGCGGGCCGACGCGCACCGAGGTCGGCACCGTGTCGTCGCGGGTAACATGGACGCACCGCATCACCGAGCCCGGCAAGATCCCGCTGGAGAAGCTGCGGCCGTACATGTCGATCGACGACATCGACAAATTCGTCCGCGCCTATGTCCGCGCCAACAAGAACACGGCGCCGCTGCCTGGCGTCGAAATCTTCCACGACCAGAAGACCTCATTCCGCGGCTGATCGCCGGCGGCCAACAGGACTTTGCGATGAATGTTGAATGGCGCCCCATACCTTTCGCCCAACACTACGAGGTTTCCAGCCTCGGCAGTGTGCGGCGGCGCACGACGGGCACCAGCACGTTCCCTGGCCGGGAACTTCAGCCCTGGCTGGAATCGAACGGTTACTTGCGCGTGACGCTTCGCATCAACGGCGAGAGCGTCAAGCACTGGGTTCAACGGCTCGTCGCCTTCGCCTTCCGCGGCGATCCGCCGACCCCTGAGCATGAGGCGGCGCATGGCGACGGCGTCAAGACGAACAATCGGTCTGACAACATCGAGTGGAAGACGCCGACCGAGAACAGCGCCGACATGGATGCCCATGGAACTCGTACTCGCGGAGATCGGCATCCCGGCTCTAAGCTGACGGCGGAGGCCGTCGCCGATATCCGCGCCCGCTACACCGGCCGATACGGCGAGCAGACTGCGCTCGCCCGTGAATATGGCGTGACCCAGCCGGTCATCTTCGCAGTGGTCAATCGAAAAACTTGGGTCGACGCGGATGGACCGCGCTCGACAGCACCGGAGACATGCTCATGAACGACCAATCCACCAAAGGCACCAGCGAGATCATGGTTGTTCGCAACCAGATCGACGACATGGCGACGCAGTTCCAGGCCGCACTGCCGGCACATATCCCGGTGGAGCGCTTCGCCCGAGTGGTGATGACGGCGATCCAGAACAACGGCGATCTGCTCAAGTGCTCCCGCCGCTCGCTGTTTAACGCCGCGATGAAGGCGGCCCAGGATGGCCTTCTTCCTGATGGTCGCGAAGGCGCGATGGTGCCCTACAAGGGCGAGGTCACATGGATGCCGATGGTTGGCGGTATCCGCAAGAAGGCGCGAAACTCCGGCGAGATAGCGACCTGGGATGTTCACGCCGTCTTCGAGAATGACGCCTTCGAATACGAGCTCGGCGACAATCCGTTCATCCGCCACAAACCGACCCTGGCTAACCGCGGCGCCCTGATCGCGGTTTATTCCGTGGCGACACTGAAGACCGGCGAGAAGTCCCGGGACGTCATGTCGGTCGAGGACGTCGAGAAGATCAGGTCTAAGTCGCGCGCCCAGAACGGGCCATGGAAGGATCCGGTCTTCTATCCAGAAATGGCGAAGAAGACCGTGGCGCGCCGTCATTCCAAGGTGTTGCCGATGTCGAGCGACCTCGACGACCTCATCAGGCGCGACGACGATCTCTACAACCTGAAGGGCGCCCAGGAAGAAGCCGCGGCCGCGAAACCGAAGTCGCTCGCCGGCCGGCTCGATCAGCTAGCCGACTTCAGCGACGAGAAGGATATCGTCGACAACGAGACCGGCGAGGTCATCGAAGAAGGCAAGAACAAGAAATCCACTGCCGACAAGGCGGCCCCGAAATCGGATGCCGGCACCACCCCCGCCGGCGCCGAGCAGTCCGGCAAGCAGGCCTCGCCCAAGGCAGCGGCTACCGGAAACCAGCCGTCGTCCGGCAACCCCAAGCCCTCCCAAGCCAAGCCGGACGACGGCGATCCCATCGCAAAGGCGACCCGCATGGGCCGCGCCGCCTACCGGAACGGCATGTCCAAGAAGGCGGTGCCGCCGGATTTCAAAACCGAGGGCAGGGAAGTGGAGCGCGACGCCTGGCTGGCGGGCTTCGCCGACGAGGAAGACCAGGATCAGCCGGAACCCGGTTCGCAAGAGGAGGAGTGAGATGATCTTTTTCCGGTCGATCAAGTCTTCGCCGTCAATCGATCTCAACGTCGACGAGATCGTTCCCGAAAGTGGATCGCTGATCGAGCGCAGCTCGACATCGGTCGCCAATATGCTGGACCGGTTTCGCGCCGATGAGGTCGCGCTGTTGCGGGATATCGACGAGATGACCGAGCGGCTCCGGCAGACCCGAATCGCGATCACCGCGTTCGAGGCCGCCAGCGGCATTCTGATCGGTGGGCAAGCCGATGAGGCGCCGCTGAGGAGGATCGGCCGCCTCGTCCCTCGCGCGGTGCCAGCGGCGGAGCCCATGGCATGACCGTTGAGATCCACGCCGCCGATGTCGCCGTCTTCGCCAACGGCCGCAAGGTCGTCTCGGTCACCAAGCCAGGCAAGATGAAGGTGCCGAGCAAGGCCGGGCCGGTTGATGCATCCTTCAACGCCGGCGACGTCATGCTCGTCGATGCCTCCGGCCGCGCCATCGTGGCGCCGCTGAGCTTCGCCGGCGCGACGGAGATCGCGCGCGCCGTCATTGAGGGCGACCCGCATGCGGTCACCGACAGCCATTCGCTGCGCGCGCTGGCGACCGCCGTGATCGGTTTCGCCGCCCAGGTCGTCGCACCGGAGCCGATCCGGGAGCCACCACCACCGCCGCCAGACCAGACGGCGATGAAGAATGGCGCAATGCCTGCCTGACACCAAACTGGAGAACTGACCAATGACCACCGCCGACCGCGTAAAGACGATCATCGCCAAGCACCTCAGCGTCGAGATCGAGAAGGTGATCGAGAACGCCAGCATCATGGAGGACCTCGGCGCCGACAGTCTCGATGGCGTCGAAATAGTCATGGACCTCGAAGGCGAGTTCGGGATCGAGATCGACGATTTGGAAGCCGAGACTTGGGTGACCGTTGGTGACGCCATAAAGGCGGTCGAGAAGAGGCTCGGCTGATGGCCGCCATCGAGATCACGCCAGCCGAGGTGCTCGCGCTGAAGAAGCTCGCCTTGATCAACGGCGCGCTGGCGGAAACTCTGAAGGACCCCGGTGCCAAGCGAGAGCAAACCGCCCTGCTGCGCGTACTGATGGATGTCGCGGCGCGCGCTGATCTCGCCAACCAGGTCGGAGGCACGCGTGGTTGAGCCACTCACCTTCATCAGGGTCGCAGACTGTGAAACAACCGGTTTTCCTCCGGACGCCGAGATCGTCGAAATTGGCTGGACAGATATTCGATACTTCCCGAGCGGATGGGACATCGAAGCCGACGGGCAATCGAAGTTCGTCAACCCGGGCCGCCCCATCCCGGAAGCGGTCACCAAGATACATGGCATCACCGACGCGATGGTCCAGGGGGGGGTAACCCCGGACGAAGCCCGCGCTTTTATCGCGCGTGGTCCTGACATGCTCGCCGCTCATAACGTCGATTTCGACAGCAAATTCCTGCGTGGCCACGATCTCCCCTGGCTCTGCACGCTGCAGTGCAGCCGGCAGGCTTGGCGCGGCTTTCCGAACTACAAGAACGAGACGATCCGGCAGCAGCTCGGCATCACGGTTGGCGGCGACGCCCATCGCGCCGGCTACGATTCTGCGGTGACCGCCCGTATCCTGATCAAGCTGCTTGATGTCATGACGATCGAGCAAATGGTGAAGGTATCGAAGCCGTCATTTCAGCCGATCCGGATGCCGTTCGGCGAGCACGCCGGCAAGCTCTTCGACGAGATCCCGGCATCGTATCTGCAATGGATCGGGAGATCGAAGCTTGCCGAGGGCATCAAGACCGCCGCGCGCGCCTCGCTTGCGCGCACCGCCGCTGCCCCGAAGCCGGCGGCCGCCACGGTCGTCGAGGAAGATCCTGACGCATGGCGCAGCCAGATTGGACGTTCCTGATGGCCGGCGATTGGACCATCAACCGCGTCGTCTTCGCGCCGCAGGCCGCCGTCGATCTTCTCAACGATCTCGACGCCAGGATCGCAAGGCACAACAGCCGCATCACCGAGCTCCTCGAGGCGAACAATCGCTATCTGCAGGATGCCCGCAACTGGCACATCGTCGAGCAGCTGCGCGTCGGAGAAGGCAGCTCGGTAGAGATCCTTTGCGACAACGCCGATTTCAACGGACAACCCAACAATGCCGTGGTCTGCAACGGTGAGTGGACCGACTGGCAGAACGCCAGGTTCACCGGCGACACCATCGCGGCCGCCCTTGGCGCCGCCTTGGTCGCCTTTACTCAATGGAGCAGGACCTGATGGCCTACCAGCGTGCAGCAAATAGACAGGAAGTCCTCGCCGCTCTCAGCGACCATGAGGTCACCACAGCGCCTAAGCTGGCTGCTCGCCTAAACGTCTGCGAGCGGACGATCCACCGGTACATCAAAGAGCTGCGCGCCGCCGGCGCACCGATCCGAGGCGAAGCCGGCATGGGCTTCCAGCTGCGCCGCAAGCCGGAGGGCGTCGCCAATGGCTGACGGCACCAAGATCGAATGGACCGACGCGACCTGGAACCCGATCACCGGCTGTCAGGTCAAGTCGCCGGGCTGCAAGTTCTGCTACGCGATGAAGCTCGCCGGCACCCGCCTGAAGCATCACCCGAGCCGCAAAGGCCTCACTGTCGACAGCAAGAATGGCCCGGTCTGGACTGGCGAAGTCCGCTTAAACGAAGCATGGCTGACCCAGCCGCTACATTGGACCAAGCCGCGCATGATCTTCGTCTGCGCGCATGCGGACCTGTTCTATGAGGCGGTGCCGGATGAATGGATTGACCGCGTTTTCGCCGTGATGACACAGGCGCCGCAGCACGTCTTCCAGCTGCTGACCAAGCGGCCGGATCGCATGCTGGACTATCTCCAGCGTGTCGAGAACGAGCCGCACCACGAAACCGTCAGGCGCTTCGCCAAAGCCTTGCCCCGACCGTTGACAAGCATCAAAGCGATGACACTGCCATCGCCGAACATCTGGCTTGGAACCTCAGTCGAGGATCAGGCTCACGCCGACGAGCGCCGCAACAGCATGCGACAGCTCTCAGGGGCGGGTTGGAAGACCTGGGCCAGCTACGAGCCGACCCTCGGCGTCATACACTGGGGCGGCTGGGAGTTTCTCGACTGGATCGTATCCGGCGGCGAGAGCGACAACGACGGCCGTAGCGCCCGGCCGTCATGCTCAAATTGGCATCGGGTCACTCGCGATTTTTGCGCGATAAACGACATCGCTTACCTGTTCAAGCAGTGGGGCGCGTTCCGACCATGCACCCCCACCGAACTGAACAACGCCTGCGGGGCGACACTCGTCGGCAACGTCTACACCGGCGAATACATGCTGCGTGTCGGCAAAAAGCAGGCCGGACGCTGTCTCGACGGCGTCGAGCACAACGCAATGCCTGCAACCTGAAATCCCGACCGGCATCCCGCCGGCGGCGAGCATGAGGAGCATTGAAATGGCAGCTGCAAAGAAGGTCCTGGACTGGCGCGCGAAGCGGGCCAGCAACGCCATTACGATCGACGGCTTCAGCCCCAAGGGTGAGGCCGTCAAGATCACCGGCGTCCCCGTCATCGAAGCCGGCAAGAAGGGCAAGGGGCCCATCGTCACCGACAAGGCGGGCAATCGCTTCGAACTGGTTTCGATCTGAAAGGACCCACCATGAGCATCCCTGCCGCCGCCCTCGAGCGGCATATCGGCATCCTCGGCAAGACAGGCTCCGGCAAATCGAATGCCGCGAAGACGATTGCCGAACGGATCATGTTCGAGGGCGGCCGGGTATGCGTGATCGATCCAACCGGAACCTGGTGGGGCATCCGCCTGCGGCCGGATGGCGCCAAGAAGTCGAGATTCGAACCGGTGATCTTCGGCGGCAACCACGCCGACATCCCGATCGCCGGCGAGCACGGCGCCGCGGTAGGCGAAGCCATCGCGACGGCGTCGAGCTCCGCGATCATCGACACCAGGTTGATGACCGTCGGTGCACGAACACGGTTCTTCACCGCGTTTGCCGAAGCATTGTTGCGGACGAACAGCGGTACGTTGCATCTGATCATCGATGAGGCGCATCTGTTCGCGCCTCAGGGCCGCGTCAACGACCCGCAATCCGGGGCCATGGTCGGCGCCGCCAACAACCTGGTGAGCCTGGGCCGCGGCATAGGGCTGCGTATCATCCTGATCAGCCAGCGGCCGGCGAAGCTGCACAAGGACAGTCTCACCCAGGTCGAAACGCTTGTGGCGATGCGCCTCATCGCACCGCAGGACCGCAAAGCGATCGAGGACTGGATCGGCGAATGGGCGGACCCCGGCAAGGGGAAGGAGGTCACCGCCTCGTTGCCGTCACTGGCGACTGGTTCGGCCTGGGTGTGGTCACCTGAGATCGATCTGCTCGAAAAGGTGAAATTTCCGCTGGCGGCGACGTTCGACAGCGGTAAGCCGTCGGCGCAACAGCAGGCGCTCGATCCTATCGACGTGAAATCGATGGGCGACAGGCTGGATACCATCCGGCAGGAGGTCCTCGCCAACGATCCGGCCAGGCTACGGCGCGAGATCGCTGCGCTGCAGGCGAAGCTTGCGGTGGCACCGAAGGCGGGGGTCGATCCGAAGGCGATCGAGCAGGCAGATGCGCGCGGTTACGAGCGCGGCAAGATGGATGGCACGAAGGAGGGCATGATCTTGGCTAGCCAGCGCGCCGCTGAGTATGTCTCCGCCGCGCTGAAGCACATCCAGGAGACGCCGGCGCGCAGCTTCCTTTCGCTGCAGGAAGCCACACCGCAGGCGATGCCTGTGATTGTTCAACCGGCAACGAGACCGCGCCCGGTAAACCAGATTCCCGAAAAGCCGGTTTCAGGTCAACTGGCTTCCGGATCGATCGAACTCGGAGCCGAACGGAAGCCGCTGGCACTGCTCGCCGCCGCCTATCCGGCCGGCTACACCGAAGCGCAATGGGCGAGCCTTGCCGGGTTCAAGCGCACCGGCGGCACCTGGTCGACCTATAAGAGCAGGCTCCGGACCAAGGGCGCCGTGGAACAGCGCGGCGATTTGTGGTTCGCAACAGAAGACGGCGTTGATGCCCTCGGCGGCGACATCCCGGCCATGCCGCGCACTCCGGAAGAACGGCTGGCGATGTGGAAGAGCAAAGTCGCCGGCATTGGGCCGATGCTGGACGCGCTGAGGAACCGCTATCCGGATCAGACCGGCCGTGCAGACCTCGCCTTCCAATTGGGCCTCGCACCTGGTGGCGGGACATTCGGCACTTACCTTTCGCGCGCTCGCAGCAACGGCCTCATCGACGAGCCGGAGCGCGGCTTCTATCGAATTTCATCTGCAATCATGGGAGATATCTGATGGCCGGCTCGCTCAATAAGGTCCAACTCATCGGCAACCTGGGAGCCGACCCAGAGATCCGCAGGCTGAACTCCGGCGACCCGGTCGTCAACATCCGCATCGCCACCTCGGAGTCCTGGCGCGACAAGAATTCCGGCGAGCGCAAGGAGAAGACGGAGTGGCACAACGTCGTCATCTTCAACGAAAACATCGCCAAGGTCGCCGAGCAATACCTCAAGAAAGGGATGAAGGTCTACGTCGAGGGCCAGCTACAGACCCGCAAGTGGCAGGATCAGTCCGGAGCGGACCGCTACACCACCGAGATCATCCTGCAGAAGTTCCGGGGTGAACTCCAGATGCTGGAATCGCGCGGGCAAGGGGACGGCGATCGCGGTGACGATCGCGGCACCAGCAACAATCGATCGAGCGGTGGTGGCGGTCGATCGAGCGACTTCGGTGGCGGCGGTGGGTTCGGCGGAGGGCAGGGTGGAAGCAGCCGCCAGTCAAGCCGAGAACTTGACGACGAAATTCCATTTTAGCCGAAAAGTGAAACCGCTATGTCGAACAAATCGCAGGCAGAAGCCGTCAACCATCCTGCACATTACGGTGGCGCCGACAATCCCTATGAGGCGATCAAGGTCATTGAGGCTTGGGGTCTCGGCTTCTGCCTCGGCAACACCGTCAAATACATCTCGCGCGCCGGCAAGAAGGACGCCGTCGTCCAGGACCTGAAAAAGGCGCGCTGGTACCTCGATCGAGAAATTTCCAACCTGGAGAAAAGCAGTGGATAAGATCGACGTCCTCGATCACGGCTTCGTTCGCCTTGTCGACCACATGGGCGGCGACCTCTCCGTCACCCGCGCGGCGCGCGTCAGCTATGATGCCGCATGGCGCGCCGGCGACGATGAAGGCAGCGACGCCAGGCTGATCCGCTACCTCTGGAAAAACAAGCACACCTCGCCGTTCGAGGCCGTCGAATTCCAGTTCGAAGTCAAGGCGCCGATTTTCGTCTTCCGGCAATGGCACCGCCACCGCACATGGTCGTTCAATGAGCTATCGGCGCGGTACCGGGAGTTGCCGGAGGTCTTCTATGTGCCGGACCCCGCCCAGATCGGCGTCCAGTCTACCTCGAGCAAGCAGGCCCGCGACATCGATGAGACCGACGGCAAGGCTCTTGTCGATCGCCGCGTCGAGGCCTCCATGTTGCGCCAGCACTGCGAGCAGGCCTTCGCGCTATACCGCGAACTGCTCGACAAAGGCTGGCCGCGCGAGCTGGCTCGATCGGTACTGCCGGTCAACACCTACAGCCACATGTTTGCGAAGATCGACCTTCGGAACCTCCTCGGCTTCCTCGATCTACGGCTGGACCCCCACGCCCAGTTTGAGATCCGCGTCTACGCCGAGGCGATGCGAGATCTCGCGCGCGCCGTAGCGCCGGTCTGCATCGGGGCATGGGAGTCCGGGCGTGGCTGATCGCTCATCCTCTCCCGAGGTTCGCAACCCACTCCTGGCGCTGCCAGCGATGCAGCGCCTTTGTCGGCGTGCGCCCGAGGAGCGGACAGTTCTCGCTGACCTCCTCCGCGAGTTGTCGATCGACGCGCGCGGGCGGGCGGAGGAAAGCTGGCGCCGGCACAAGGCGCCGATGGCGGCATACTGGAAGGCCGTCAGCGTCTACGCCGGTCACCTCGCTCGGGCGGTGCGGCCATGACTTACTTCTATCGATGGGATCGCCATGGCCGCAAAGGCCAGCGGTGCAAGGTGACGGCGCGCTCTGGCGTCGCTCTCTGCGGCCTTGGCCCCCCACTGGTTGTGTTCGGTGAGCCCGGCATCAAGCGCTTCAACTCGATCCGCGTCACCTTCGCCGATGGTTTCACCATGGTCACCAGCGGCAACGCCATTCGGAGGGCCTCATGACCGACGCCGTCCTCACCCGCCTCCGCGCCGGCGAGCGTCTCCACCAGCAGATCGTCGACGGCCGCCGGCAGTGGTGGTTCGACGAACCGTTCCAGGACGTCCCCGACGCCGTCGTGGTGGCGATCCGCGCAAGCGGTGAGTTCGCGCTGAAGGAGGCCGGCGACAGCCTATTCGGCCTGCCCGACAATTCGCAGACGTGGGGGGGGGGTAGCCGTGTCTGAGCGCGTTCCCTGCATCAATCCGCGCTGCCGGCGCACGTTCAAGCCAGACCAAGGTGGCGGTGAGATCATCTGCGGGAAATGCTTCCGATTGCTGCCGGAGACGACCCGCAAGGAACATCGCGGCTTCTGGCGCCAGATCAGAAAGTGGGACCGGCGCATCGCTCGCACCTCTGACGAACTGAAGATCTTTCGGATGCGGGCGATCCGCGAGCGAGTCTCCATCAAGCTCAGTACGCATTGGGATGCCTACATCAAGGCGCCCTTGCTGGCGCCGGATAAGCCGGCCGGGCTGGAAACCTTTCTTGAGGAGGTCGGGCTGTGAGCAAACGCAAGACCGACTTCCGGTCTCTGAAGGCGCGTCGTGAGGGCGCCATGGCCCGTCCTGAGCTGCGCGGTGCCAACCAGACGACGGTCCTTGTCGACGACGCTGCGATCGAGGAAGCGATCAAGGCGGGCCGATATACCAAATTGCCGGCGCAGAAGCGGGGACGCAAATGAACCCAACGTTGATCCACCGCTTCACCATCCCACTCCACCAGGCGATCGAACAGCTGGTCGGCAAGGAGGCCACCGACGGTGAAGGCTACATTGTCGACATCGATGGCGACGAGCTGATCATCGATATCCTTGGGCCAGCCAATACCACCTTCCGCATCGGCGCCTATGAATACACCATCGAAGGCCGCGGCGAGGCCGCTTCTGATGAGGTCGCGGAAATTAACACGCCAGCCGAAACGCCGGCGGAACCACCACCACGGAAGGGCGGTCCGCTGGCGCAGCGCGCCGCGATCGCCTGTGGTGAAAAGGGCTTCTGGACCTTCATCCTGAAGCGGTATCACGTGGGTGTTGGGTCAGCCGACGAGGCAGCCGCCTGGCTTAAGACGCAATGTGGCATCAGCAGCCGTGTCGACCTCGACCATGAAGAGGTTGCAGCCGGGATCTACCGCGAGATCGACAAGCTCTACCGGCTTTGGCTGGAAGGCTTCGACGTCTAATGGGCAAGCGGCAGCACGTCCTCCCACCATCGCTGGCGCCACGCGGTTTGTCGCGGCTCGAAGCCGCGGAATATGTCGGGGTGGGCCCGACATTGTTTGACGAAATGGTCCAAGATGGACGGATGCCACGGCCGAAGGCTATAAATAGCAGGACCGTATGGGATCTCCGCGCCGTCGATCGAGCCTTCGATCTGCTGCCAGGTGGGGGCAACGACAGCGGCGGGGAGTGGGACGTCGAGACCTGATGCCGAGGAAGTTCGCACAGAAATATATCGTAGAGGACCACACCGATGGCGTCCTCCGGTTCTATTTCCGACGTGGCAAGGCGAAGAAAATCCCGTTGCCCGGTGTTCCCGGCACCGACGAGTTCAACACGGTCTATTACCAGGCGCTGCGCGGCGAGATCAAAATTGAGGCCACCGGGCCGAAGCTCGCCGGCAAGGGAACATTCCGCTGGCTCTGCGAGCAATATTATGCGTCAGCCGAGTTCAAGCACCTCGATCCGAAGACACGGCAGGTCCGCCGGTTGATTCTCGAATCCTGCTGGGCGGAGCCGACGAAGCCGGGTGGCTCAAAACTGTTCGAGGATATGCCGCTGCCGGTCTTCACTGCAAAAGCGGTGCGCGCGCTTCGCGACCGCAAGGCTGATCTGAAGGAAGCCGCCAACGGCCGCATCAAGGCGTTGCGCCAAGTCTTCAAATGGGCATGCCTGCCCGAGGTCGATCTGGTCACCGTCAACCCCGCGCGTGATATCGCCTACTTCAAGTCCGGGTCCGAAGGCTTCCATTCATGGACGATCGAGGAAGTCGAGCAGTTCGAGAAGCGCCATCCTGTCGGCACCAAGGCGCGCTTGGCACTCGACCTGCTGCTCTACACTCTGCAGCGCCGCAGCGATGTCGTGCTGTTCGGGAAACAGCACGTCCGCAAGGGCGTGCTGCATTTCACACAGTACAAGGGCCGGAACAGAAAACCGATCTCGCTTGAGATTCCGATCCATCCCAATCTACAGTTCACCATCGACAACAGCCCGTGCGGGGATCTGACGTTTCTTGTCACGGAGTTCGGCCGGGGCTTCACAGGAAACGGTTTTGGCAACTGGTTCCGGAAGAGGTGCGATGAGGCCGATCTGCCGCAATGTAGCGCGCACGGTCTCAGGAAGGCGGCGTCGAGCCGTATGGCGGACCGCGGCGCCACCGAACACCAGATCATGTCGATGACAGGCCATCAGACATCGAAAGAGGTGACGCGCTACACCAAGGCGGCGCGGCAAAAGGTCATCGCGAAAAGCGCGGTGAACCTGCTCGCTGACCCCGATATCGGCGAGGAAAACGAGAACAAAAGTGTCCAGAAAAACGGGGTGGTGTGA